CTCAGATATTTTACTAATAAGCTCGTACGCGGTTTACGAATCCCTAGTTCATACTTACCAACCGGGGCTGATGACAGCAATGCTCAATACAATGATGGTAGAGTAGGAACTGCATTCATACAAGAATTAAGGTTTAACACATATTGTGAAAGATTACAAAATTTATTAGTTGAAGAATTTGATCAAGAATTTAAACGCTATCTTTTAGAAAAAGGTATTAACATTGACACAGCAATGTTTGATATTAAATTTATGCCACCTCAGAACTTTGCGGCATACAGACAAACAGAACTTGATAATCAGCGTATTGGATCGTTTGCACAGATACAAGCAGTACCATTTATGTCAAATCGTTTTGCACTTAAACGCTTCTTAGGATTGTCAGATGAAGATGTAGCAGAAAATGAAAGACTGTGGCGTGAAGAAAATGATGAAACTATGCAACCACCAGCTGGTGATGCCGCAGGCGAAATGAGAAGTGTTGGCATTAGCAGTGCAGGAATTTCAGCAGATATATCAGGTGCTGAAGATCAGGCAAGTGTAGAAGAAGGTGGAGCAGAAGGTGCACCAGCAGAAGGTTCACCACCAGACACAGCAACAGGAGATGCAGGAGCAGTACCGCAAGGTGCAACTGAAACGCCTCCAGCATAAATATACATATGATACTGAGAGAACTATTTTATTACGATAAAGAAACACTTGAACCTGTACAAAATGACAGGTACGAACCTCAGTATGACGATTCAATAGTTGATTTAGATGATACCCGGCAAACACGATTGACATTACGTCAAATAAATCGTGCCAGAAAGGCTAGCGAACTACATACTAAAGAAAAGGCCAATGAGCTTGACTTAGTAAGACAAATGTACGGAATCGCGGCACAAGCTCAGGCGGCCGGAGTATGATAATTGGCCAAAATAGATAAGACACAATATTCCAAAGAACAATGGAAAATAGTCAGAGAAGAACGTAGGCGATCAAAAGCCAAAAACAATCCTCCTGAAGAAATAAAAACACCTCCATTAGAAAAACAAAACAATGATGTTGCTTTTGTGATAGGCAATGGAATCTCAAGAGAAGGTATAGAATTAGAAGCATTAAGTAAAATAGGCAAGGTATATGCTTGTAATGCAGTTTACAGAACTTTTAGTCCGGACTATTTGGTAGCTGTAGACGTTAAAATGATATTAGAAATTAATAAACACAAGTATCAATATCATAACGAAGTTTGGACTAATCCTAATAAAGCCTATAATGCTATGAAACATCTGAATTTTTTTCAACCTAGCAAAGGTTGGAGTTCAGGACCAACAGCATTATGGCTAGCATCTACACATGGCTATAGTAGAATATACATTTTGGGATTTGACTACAGAGGTTTGGAAAACGGAGCAAAATTTAATAATTTGTATGCTGATACTCCTAATTACAAAAAATCAGAAGATGGCGCTACATTTTTCGGAAATTGGTTACGTCAAACCAAAGCTGTAATTCAAGAAAATCCACAAATAGATTTTGTACGGGTAATAGCACAAGATAACTACTGTCCTCAAGAACTAAATACCTTTAGCAATTACAAAATACTTGTAAAACAGGAATTTAAACAGATTTTCGAACTTTCTTAGCAATTTTTTCCAAAATTGCGGATTTTTCGCCTATTATAGCATAGTTTTTCCCAAAAAGTGTAAATATATTATATGACAGCCTTACCGAATAGGTAAATTTAACATTTATAGGAGATGAAAATGGCAGACAATAAATTCCAAGAAATGCTTGAGCATCTTGTTAACGAAGATCGCGAAAAAGCAGAAGAAATCTTCCACGATATTGTGGTAGAAAAATCCAGAAAGATTTACGAAAATCTTCTAGCAGACGAAATGAAAGAAGATGACGAGGAAAACGTAGACGAAGCATCTAAAGATGATGAAGTTGACGAAGCGTCTAAAGACGACAAGGAAGTAGATGAAGCATCTAAAGACGATGACGAAGCAGTAGACGAAGCTTCCAAAGACGATAAAGATGAAGACGTTAAAGAAGACTTTGATCTTGATGAATTCGAAGTAGAACCAGCAGTTGAAGGCGGAGACGACATGGACATGATGGGTGGAGATCCAGCTGACGACATGGAAGGCGACATGGAAATGCCAGGTGAAGAAGGCGACATGGATGCTGAGCCAGAAGGTGATACTGAAGAAAGAGTTGCAAACCTCGAGGACGAGTTAGAAGATCTTAAAGCAGAGTTCGAAGAGTTACTAGCTGATAAAGAAGGCGGTGACGAAGACATGGGCGATGAAGAAGATATGGGCGACGAAGAAGGTGAAGAAGCTGAAGAAGAAGCATTTGAGCCTGCTGAAGAAGTAGTTGCTACAGAAGAAACTGACGATGAAGTAGAAGAAGATTCTAACAAATCGGCGGCGGAGCAGATGAGAGAATATGTCGAAAAAGTTGCGGCACCGTCAAACAATGACACTGCTGACAATAAAAAGTCAACAGTTGCTAGTAAAAACGACATGGGAGGCACTGCTTCAAACTTGGCACAAGGTGGAGAAGGCGAATCAAAAGGAACAGCTGGTGGATTAGCAAATCCAAGCACTAAAGAAGATAGTGCAGGAAATGTAAACGTACCAGGTGGAAAAGCTGGTAAGTCTATGAAATCTATGCCAAAAGGCCACGGATCTGAGAAAAAAGGTGCTGGCGAAACAGCTGACAATAAAAAACCAGTTATTGGCGGCTAATTGTAAGGAATGAGGAAATTGAACTTTCTTAGGGAACATTTGACTTTTGACCAGGCGAAAGTAGTCGTCGAGAATGCCAACGAAGGAAAAGACTTGTATATGAAGGGCATTTGTATACAAGGCGGAGTACGCAATGCAAATCAGCGTGTGTATCCTGTAAATGAAATTGGCAGGGCTGTCAAAACTCTCAATGACCAAATCCAAGGCGGGTACAGTGTTCTTGGTGAAGTTGATCATCCAGAAGGACTTACAGTAAACTTAGACCGTGTATCACACATGATCACAGAAATGTGGATGGATGATGCAAACGGTTACGGAAAACTTAAAATTTTACCGACTCCGATGGGACAACTAGTTAAAACAATGCTTGAAAGCGGAGTTAAACTAGGTGTTTCATCGAGAGGTTCTGGTAACGTTTCAGAAGACGGATCCGGTCAAGTATCGGATTTTGAAATAATTACAGTGGATGTGGTAGCACAACCAAGTGCTCCAGGAGCATATCCTACACCGATATATGAGCATTTAATGAATGCACGTGGAGGCTACAAGGCATACGAACTAGCACAGGCTACAAAAAATGATAATAAGGCACAAAAATACTTAAAAGAATCGTTGGTTAATTTGATCAACCGACTCCAATAAAAGGAGAATAATAATGTTGGATGCACTAAAAACTTTGTTCGAAAATGATGTAGTTTCCGCAGAAGTGCGTCAAGAAATCGAAGAAGCGTGGGAAGCAAAGATTAAGGAAAACAAACTTGCTGTAACCGCTGAACTTCGTGAAGAGTTTGCTCAAAAGTACGAACATGACAAAAACGTTATGGTCGAAGCAGTTGATAAGATGGTTACGGATCGTTTAGAGTCAGAAATGGCTGAATTAAATGAAGACCGTAAGCAACTAGCAGAAGCAAAAGCAAAATATGCTGTAGCTATGCGTGAAAATGCAACTATGCTGAAAACTTTTGTAGCGGATGCTTTAGCTAAAGAAGTTAAAGAATTACACGAAGACCAAAAAGGCATGGCGAGTAAATTCAAAATGCTTGAAGATTTCGTTGTAGACTCACTTGCAAAAGAAATTGCAGAGTTCCAAACAGATAAAAAAGACCTAGCAGAAACTAAAGTTAGACTCGTTAGAGAAGCTAAGGGACATTTTGAGAAGTTGAAATCCAAGTTCATTGAAAAAAGTGCAGACAAAGTATCTGGCATTGTTGACAAAGTTCTTAATCAAGAAATTCGTCAGCTTAAAGAAGATATCGAAACTGCAAGAAAGAATGATTTTGGACGTAGATTGTTCGAAGCATTTGCTGTCGAGTACGGCAACAGCTATTTAAATGAGAAGAGCGAAACAGCAAAACTCATGCAAGTAGTAGAATTAAAGGATAAGCAACTAGCTGAAGCAAAAAATGCTATCAAAGAAAAAGAAGTTTTAGCGGAGTCTAAAGACGCTGAAATTGCTAAGATGGCTGACTCAGCAAAGAGAAATCAAATAGTTGCAGAGTTAACAGGTCCTTTGAGCAAAGATCAAAAAGAGATTATGATCGATTTACTGGAAAGTGTCAAAACTGACAGATTAAAATCTGCGTTTGACAAGTACCTACCGGCAGTTATAGACGGTAAAACTCCAGAGAAGAAGGCAATTATTACAGAAGGCAAAGAAGTAACAGGCAATAGAGAAGAAACACATGATAGTGACAATGCAAGACAGTCGAATGTTATTGACATTCAAAGACTTGCAGGATTAAAATAAGGAGAAACCAAATGTCAGAACTATTAGAAAGTCGCTGGCAGGATACGAAAACTGCACTTCTTGAAGGCCTTCAAGGCACCAAGAAAGCCGTTATGGGTACGACTCTAGAAAATACTCGCAAGTATTTGTCAGAGGCGGCTACAAGCGGTGCAACTTCTGCCGGTAATGTTGCAACTCTTAACAGAGTTATTCTACCAGTTATCAGACGTGTTATGCCAACAGTTATTGCAAACGAAATTGTTGGTGTTCAACCAATGACTGGTCCAGTGGGTCAAATCCACACACTTAGAGTTCGCTATGCGGACACTAATGATGCTACAGGTACAGCTAACGATGTTGTAGCTGGCGATGAAGCACTTTCACCGTTTAAAATTGGCCAAGCCTATTCAGGTGATGGAACTGCAGGTAAAGCATCTGCTACTGCGGGATTAGAAGGTTCAGCTGGAAACAGACTAAGCATTCAAATCTTAAAGCAAACAGTCGAAGCAAAAACCAGAAAGCTATCAGCTCGCTGGACTTTTGAAGCGGCTCAGGATGCACAATCACAGCACGGAATTGATGTAGAAGCTGAAATTATGGCGGCTTTAGCACAAGAAATTACTGCTGAGATTGACCAAGAAGTTCTTACTAGCTTACGTACATTAGCAGGTTCAGCCGCTGAAACTTATGATCAAGCGGCAGTTTCAGGTACAGCTACTTTCGTTGGTGACGAACATGCGGCATTAGCAGTTCAAATCAACAGAGTTGCAAACTTGATTGCTCAGCGTACAAGAAGAGGTGCAGGTAACTATGCAGTTGTTAGCCCATTTGCGTTAACAATTCTACAATCTGCTACAACTTCTGCGTTTGCTAGAACAACAGAAGGTGCTTTTGAAGCTCCAACAAACACTAAATTCGTAGGTACATTGAACAATGCAATGAGAGTTTATGTAGACTCTTATGCAGGTGACGGTACAGGCGTACTTGTTGGTTACAAAGGCTCAAGTGAATCTGATGCGGCGGCATTTTACTGCCCATACATTCCGTTGATGTCAAGCGGTGTTGTGTTAGATCCAAGTTCATTCGAACCAGTCGTTTCATTTATGACACGTTACGGTTACGTTGAGCTTTCAAACACAGCTTCATCTCTTGGTAACGCGGCAGATTATGTTGGCTTAGTAGATATTACTAACGGCAACGTATCTTTCAGCTAATATCATTAGATACTAGATTTAAAATAGGCCCTTCGGGGCCTATTTTTTTGACTAAATAATAGTACAATCGTTCATCCTGGAAGGGGACGGAAGTAGCACAAGCGAAGGAACGCACTTTAACTGTAAAAGGGAGAAGTGTTATGGATATTTTCACTTTTTGGTGCTTCAAAAGAATACTCAGACAGCATCGTATAAAAAAGATTCAATATATATTGAGACGAAAATCTTATGGCTTATTCAAAGGAAGTTATTGATCATTATGAAAGACCACGTAATGTTGGTTCTCTGGACAGTAGCGATGATAGTGTTGGCACTGGTATTGTTGGTGCTCCAGAATGCGGTGATGTAATGAAACTGCAAATTAAAGTTGATGACAATAAAATAGTTGACTGTAAATTTAAAACTTTTGGTTGTGGTTCTGCTATTGCTAGTTCTTCTTTGGCTAGTGAATGGATTTTAAATAAAACCATTACAGAAGCAGAAAAAATACAAAATACAGACATTGTAGAAGAACTTAGTTTACCTCCTGTAAAAATACACTGTTCTGTACTAGCAGAAGATGCAATTAAAACCGCCATAGGTGATTACAAACAAAAACAACATCAACGTCTTACTGACATTAGAGGCGGAATGTGAAAACTCGTGACTTTGTTTTAGAAACAATATATGAGAAGAAAACAGACAAAGGAACAGTTTGGTTAGTAAAAATTAAAAAAAAATAACATTTTGGTTAAAATAAGGTTGACTTTTATTTTAGGATATGCTATATTAGTAAAATAAGCAACAAGAGAGTAATTAACTCTTGTTTATTAGTGCATCGAAGAGGCGTTTACCAGAGCGTCGAAGATGGCTGTTTAGGGGTGGTACCCAGGCTTGGTAGTAGAAATACGCTGAGTCACATCGCTCTACCGAGCGGAAACAGGCTCCCTGGATTTGAGAATGGCATCTCGGTCGAGGGGTTGGAGGTGTAACCTAGTCCTTCCTAATATTGCTTATTTCTTTAAAAGGTGTACAAGTTTACTTGTATGCCTTTTTTCATTTGTGATAAATACTTACGTCAGATAGCGAAGCCATTAAGGTGGACTTATGCTGTACCCACAGCGTAGCGGCTAGAACCCGCATCGGACTTCTATAAAGGAGAAAACAAATGGGAAGACCTATTAATAAAAGATATTTCGGAGTAGCAGGCACAGGTCCTACTGCGTCTGGAAACGAGATCAAAGTAAATTTTCACAACGGCTCGGGTGTCAAAGAAGGTTACATCGTTAAGCAACTAGGATCCAAAAAATTCCGTGTTGAAGAGATTGAGACAGCTGGAACATTTGATTGCACATTGAAAACAGGTGTTTTACCTGCGGCTTTATCTTCAGGTGAGATGTCAATTTCAGTACAAGGCGTTGATTCAGAAACATATGGCGTAAGCAAAATAGCTGGACGTAAAGTAACTGTAGCTCAACCAAGTGCTACAGGTTCAAACGCTCTAGACGGTACATCTATTAAATGGGCTCTTACAGGAGCCGCGGCTACTGGATTAGTTAGAATGGAAGAAGCTGGTGATGATAACACATTGTCTGGTACAGACGATGACGATTTCACTGAGGACGCTTAAGGTAGGAGTTAATTTATGGGTAGGCCGATTAACAAAGATAAGATTGGATTTGGTGCAGGACGCATCAAAGTCACTCGACACTTTTTCACCGGCGGTTCTGAAGCTACTACAGCGGCACACATTCATAGACAAGCTGGCGATAACAAGTTTGTAATTAGATTAGATTCTAACGCAACAGGTGTGTTTACACCTGCTACTCACGTAGATGATGAACTAATGACACTTGTAAATAAAGCCAATGGTACATTAGTTGCAGGAGAATTTAAAATTGATGCAACAGGATCTGATTCAACAGTTTATCAAGTTACAAAACTTAGAAACAGAACTGTACAGCTTGAAGGTGGAGGTACAGAACAAACTGCTATTTACGGAATAGGAGTTGATGCAAGTGATAAGGAAGGTTCGGCACCTAATAATACGTTAAGTGTTAACTTACCTACGCAATAAATTTTATATTGTAGGGGTGAAAGCCCCTACATTTAAAGGATTATAAATGTCAAAAGTACTAAAAGTTGAAAATGGAAATTATACAGTAAAGGTTGAAGCCGGCGGTAACATAATTCTTGATACTGCTAGGGGAACCAATACTGGTAATCCTGCTTTACCTGCTGGCACTGTGATTGTAAGAGGTAGTCTTGAAGTTGAAGGTAGTACAACTACTGTTGAATCTAACGATACATTACTCAATGACAATATTATTACATTAAACAACGGTGAAACAGGTGCTGGTATTTCTGCTAGTAAAGGCTACAGTTCGGGATTAGAAGTTGATAGAGGATCTCTTGCAAAAGGTAGATTTATTTGGGACGATCAGATAGCTTGGACACTAGGAGGCGATAGCGGAACAGGTACTTGGAAAATTGAAGATTCAACAAGCAAATTACTACCTTTAAAAACAAAAGGTATTGTTTCTGACGGTACATTATACATAAGCACGGGTAATCAAGTAATAAGTGTAACTGGCACAAGTGACTATGAAACAGGAATATTCACTTACACCGGAAGTAACATTGTTGACAGTGGTAGCGGTGTTGTAATAGATGACGACAACGTTCCTAATACTAAAGCTGTAGTTGATTATGTGGCATTTGCTATTCAAAACGTTGTTCAGCCTAAAATTGAAGAAAACGACACAGTTGTAGAAACACACGATTTTCAAACAACAGGAACACCGAGTAGAGTAGATATTTCTATAGACAATAATGTTACAACTCAATTTTTTGCAGATAGAGTAGACTTTGACGGTATTAGACTTATAGGTACTAAGATAACAACAAACACAAGTAATGCTGATATGACAATAGAAGCACCTGGAGGCGGTGCAGTTATTGTAAATGACACATTACAAATTACAGAAACGCCAGGAGTAGACGACCCGGGTGTCACTGACCCAACTGCACCAACAGAAGGTATAAAACTTTACAGTAAAACCGAAGCTGGCGGACGTACAGGCTTATTCTTTGTAAATAAAAGCAGTAGAAGAAGTGAAATAATAAGTAACGAAAGATCACTTGCATATAGCATGATCTTTTAAAAGGATAGAAAATGGCAATAGTAAATAGAAGACTTACAACTACACAATTAGATGCAATAACAGTACCTTCTGGCAAAACGTATGCAATTACAAATGTACTTGTTTGTAATAACACTACAACAGATTGTAACTTTGATATGCATTTAATACCAAGTGGCGATCCATTAGATAATAATGTAACAAGGGTAATTAACGGTTTGGTGTTACCAGGAAGTGAAACTTTTACATTTGACACTGAAAGAATTATTTTAGAAGTTGGTGATAAATTATCTTTTGTAGCGGCACCTGACGCAGGTAGTGGAAATACTAATTTAAGTGTTACAATAAGTTATTTGGAAGTGTAATGAGATTTATAAAACAGCAAACTACTAATCGTAGGAACCTCGCAGGTTTAGGGTTAAAACTAGATATCAATAACCATGCTGTGGTTGATACTACTTCTACTATGCTAATTGCTAAAGGTACAACAGCACAAAGACCATCTTCACCAGTTAATGGTTACATAAGATATAATACTACAACAAATGAATTTGAAGGATATCAAAACGGTGCTTGGAGAAAATTTAAATTCAAAGAACCAAATCCAATCGGTATTACACAACAAAATTTAGGCAGTGGCGATGCTGTAGAAACTATATTTGGTCCTCTAGATAGTGGTGATTCAGATTTTCCTACACCAGCGGCGGCACAAAATGCTATTGTATTAGTAGAAAATGTATTTCAAGTTGCTAGTACAAACTATTCAATAGTTCAAAACCCAGGAGGCACAAACACTATTGCGGCATTTGACAGCATAGACGGATCTACAGGACATCCTACAATTACAACAGCTACTAACCATGGATTTAGTCAGTTTGATTTAGTTGCTGTATCAGGTGTTGAAGTTACTTCTCCTGGAGAAGGTGACGCATTAGAAAACATGAACACAGCAGATGATAGTTCAAGCCCTAGCACATTTAGGGTTGAGGCAGTACCAGCTTTAAACAAACTTGTATTAGGAGTTGATGTTGCAGGTGGTACTATTGCCCAATACACTGCAAACAGTGGTAAAATTTACAAATCAGGTTCAGTAACAGGACCGTATCTTCCAGGATACTATATTCAATTTACATCCGCTCCTCCATTAGACAAACCAGTAACAGTACTACACAACTTTGACAAATAGTTCCTGATAAATATTGTACAGGAGATAAACTTTGGCACAGCTTGGTAGAATATCAGGACCATTATTACAAGAAAATTTAGAAAGACAAGGCGTTGATCTAAAATTTAGGAACGACTTAAATTCTACACCTTTATTATATCTTGATGTTAACACAAAACAAGTAGCTGTAAATTATAACGGAACTCCTTTAGCAGATTTATATTTAAACAGCCCTATTGAGACAGTAAATTTAGCTGTTACAAGCGGAACTGCAACTATAGGTAATTTTACACTTGGCGGTGATACAATACAATTAAGTTCTGGCAACATGACATTAGATGCTGTGCAGAATATTAATTTAAGCGGCCTTGGTACAGATAACCTATTGTTAGATGATGCATATATAGGCACAAGAACCACTGATACAGATGTAATACTTGACCCATCTGGTACTGGTACAGTTGAATTTTACGCTAATACAACAGTAGATGGTAATATACATGCAACACAGAATATTACAGCAGACGGAAACTTAGTATTAGGTAGTGGAAGTGAAGATAATATTGCACTAAACGCAGATATAACAAATGATATATTACCTGATCAAACAGATCAATTTGCTATAGGCTCTGCTGGTAAGAAATTTTCACAACTATATTCCCCATTACTTAATGGTGAAGTTATAAACGCTGGAACTTTATCAGTAAGCACACTTTCTGATTTAGGAGCACCAACAGGAAATGTATACTATGTAGCACAAAACGGAGATGATACTAACAGAGGAGATCATCCTCAAGGCCCATTTAAAACAATAAAAAGGGCATTAGATTTTGCAGACGGAAGTAGTGGAGGTCCTGTAACAATTTATGTTTTACCAGGAGGATATGAAGAAGTAACACCACTAGTTGTACCAGCAAACACAACTATTTGTGGACTTGATATGCGTAATACAATTATACGTCCTGAAAGTGCATATCAAAGTAATGATATTTTCCATGTTACAGGCGAAGTTACAATTCAAAATTTAACTTTGAAAGATTTTTATTATGATAGTGGAAATGATAAAGGTTATGCATTTAGATTTGCACCTAATGCTGTAATCAATACTAGATCACCTTACATACAAAACTGTACAGTAATTACCCAAGGAACTGCAACTAGTGCAAGTGACCCAAGAGGTTTCGACAGCGGAGATGCAGGTAAAGGAGCATTAGTTGACGGTTTATCTGTAACCACTACTAGTGAAGAAGCAAGTATGTTATTCCACAGTGTAACATTAATTACTCCTGGAGTAGATGCACTTACTATGACTAATGGTGTAAGAGTAGAGTGGTTAAATTGTTTTACATATTTTGCAAATAGAGGAATATATGTTACAAATGGAACAGGACGAACCGATAATAGAGACGGAAGCACAGTTGTCTACGGCGGCGAACTAAGAAGTATTGCAAGTGCTAACGTGTATGGAAATAAAGGAATAGAAGGTGACGGTGATAGTGTACTTTGTTATCTAATTAATCACAATCTTGCATACATAGGTGTAGGCAAACGAGTTGATAACGATGAATCAAGAGCAATACAAGCAAACGAAGTTATAAAATCTAATAGTGCAAAAATATTTTTCCAAACACAAGATCATACTGGTGACTTTAGGGTAGGAGATAATTTTGCAATAGATTTTGAGACTGGATCTACTTCATTGAATTTAGCCGCGGCTAGTTTTGCAAATTACAATTCTTTGATTATAGAAGATGCCAGTGGCATAACGCAAATATACGCAGATAGATTAGAAGTTGGAGATTTTATTTTAAGTGGCAATACAATACAAACTAGAAATTTAGATTTGACTTTAGATAGTTATGCTACTAACAATAAAATTAAATTTTTAGCAAATACGAATCTAGAACAAGACCTTAATTTACAAGATGGTATAACAATTTCAGGAAATTTTACATATGTAGGAGAACAAGTAGGTAACCAATTAGTGCTAGGAGCAAATATCGGAAGTGACGTGAATCCATCTACAACTGGTACTTTCAATTTAGGTGATAGCACAGATAGATGGCGTAGAATTAGTGCAAGTGAAATAAACGTTAGTGATATAAAATTAGAAACCAATGTAATTACAACTACAGTTTCTAATGCTGATTTAGAATTTAGAGCTAGTGGTACAGGAAAAATATTATTAGCAAATAATAATCTAGAAGTTACAAATGACATAACAGCAAACGGCACTACAAATATAAACAATTTAAATGTATCAGGAAACTTAACTTTTTCTGGAGCAGTTGATTTTACACAACCTTTTACAACAGAAGACATCAATGTTGAAAGACTTAGCGTACCTGGATATGATTCACAGTTTGAAGATATAAAAATACAAACTAATTTTCTAACAACAACCCAAAGTAATAGTAATTTAGAATTACGTGCATCTGGTTCTGGAATAATTGATATTGATAACTTAACAGTAGCTAACAACACTACAGTATCAGGAACATTTACTGTGTCTGACAGTAATAATTTTACAACTGTAAATTCAGAATTCGACACAGGTGATATTAAAATTTATCAAAATGTAATAGAAACAACAAATTCTAATAGTGATCTAGAACTTAGGTCTTATACAGGTAGGATCAAAACTGCTGATGTATTTTTTGAAAATCCTACTACAATAAGCACAGCTTCTAATAATTTAACATTAGGTGGAGCAATTATTGACATGAGTTCGGCTAACAAGTACTTGCTATTGCCTAAAGGAACAACGGCACAAAGAGATAGCAATTTAGGATCTTTAAGATACAATACAGATAATAATGCAATTGAAGGATATTCAACAGCATATCTGCATACTAGGGGTGTGTTTAGTGAAGATAGAGCGGCTAGCGTTACAGCCCATGATACTAATGATACTTTAATTTTTAGAACTAATAATACTACACAAGGAACTTTAGATGCTACAAAATTAACTATGCACAATCTTACTGCTAATCAAATTAGTATTGATGGTAACAGTATTGTTGCAGAAAATAGTAATAGCGATTTAGAAATAGTAGCAACAGGAAACGCAAATGTATTTTTTGAAGATTTTGAAATACAAGGCAATAATATTATACAAGTTAACACTAATAGTGGTACTACAATAAGTGCATCTGGACCAAACGGTTTGACACAATTTGGCGGTACTAATGGAGTGCAAATTCCTGTAGGAACTACAGCTGAACGTCCTGGAACTGCTGGCACAGGACAATTAAGATGGAATACAACCACAAACGAACTAGAAGCATATTCAGGCACATCTTGGGGTATAGCGTCTGGTGTACCACAAAATGTTTCACAGCAATTCGTTGATGATACCAACTTTGAAAACAGCTTAATCTTTGGATAACCAACCCTTAATACTGCATTTCGATAAATAATACTGTACGTAGAGTCGACCAAACTCTGAGTACAAAAAATACTGTGGTCAACCCGCAATGTAATGTGGTTGGAGGGACAGGATCCCCGTATAGGAGAAGAGATGGCAGTTGGTCGCATATCAGGTCCGCTCTTAAAGTCAAACCTTGTGAGAAACGGGGTTAACCTGGCTTTTGAGACAGACTTACTTTATTTAGACGTCAATAATAACCGAGTTGGTATTAAGACTGCTAATCCCCAGGCCGAATTAGATGTAAACGGCACTATACGTACAACAAACCTTAATGTAACAACTGGAACAGCAGAATTTGGTGATATTAATATATCCGGCAGTACTATTAGTTCTGACTCTACTTTCTTAAATTTAGGAACTTTAGATAATATAGTTTACAACAAGGTTGCATTAATAGATGATTTAAAATTAGAAAACAATACTGTAAGTACCACTGTTAGTAATGCAAATTTAGAATTTAGACCAAACGGAACAGGCAGTGTAAATGTACAAAGTAACTTAAATGTTACTGGAAATATACATGCTACTGGAAATATTAGTGCAGATGGAGATATAGTATTAGGTGATGCTGATACTGATAGCATTACTTTTAATGCTGATGTTAACAGTAATATTGTACCAGATCAAGATAATACTTTTCAATTAGGTACACCTGCAAAAAGATGGAAAGATGTATATGTTGCAAACTTTAATGCAGATGCTATCACTACAACGTCACTTACAACAGGCGGAGTTGATTTACTTTTAAAACAAGGCAATATAATTTATGTTGCAGAAAACGGTAATGATACTAATGACGGTGATCATCCACAAGATCCTTATGCAAGTCTTACTAAAGCACTAAGCGTAGCAACAGCTGGTGATACAATACATATATTTCCAGGAACTTATACAGAAGCATTTCCATTAACAGTGCCTGCAGGAGTAACAGTTAAAGGTCACACATTAAGAAGTGTAATTATAAAACCTACAACAGCAACAGAAACAAAAGATGCATTTAAATTAAACGGTGAAGTAACCATAGAAGATTTGACTGTAATGGATTTTTATAGTGGCTACAGCCGATACACAGTTACAGCTGGTGGAGGTTCAAGTGGTAGTGTTACTGTTAACATAGGTGTTGCACCTCAAGCCCATACATATGTCAGTGGTGGTAAAATTAACAATACAAGTTTCAGTAGTGAAGTAAATGTAACTGGAGCAACTTATACTCACGGTACTGGAGAACTAGTAGTAACATATTCGGGTACTGTACCAACATCAGGGCAAGACTTGATGTTAAAAGATTTAGTTTTTTCTTGTGCAAGTGGAGGAAATCACACTTACCCAAATAACGGATATGCATTTAAGTTTGCAACTGATTACAGTGTTACTTCAAGATCTCCGTATATAAGAAATGTTTCAGTAATTACAAAAGGTAGAACAATTACTGCTAGTGATCCAAGAGGGTTTGCTAGTGGCGATGCTGGTAAAGGAGCGTATATAGACGGTGCATATGCGGCTACTGGTTCTAAAGAAGCTAGTGCATTATTTCATAGTGTAACATTTATCACACCGGGCGTAGACGGACTTACTTGTACTAACGGAGTAAGAATAGAATGGTTAAATTGTTTTACCTATTTTGCAAATCGCAGTATATATGCGTATGATAGCACACAAGGAAAATATTCAGACGGTAAAACAAGAATTAGATTAGGCGGAATATCAGGTACATTTGCCGCAGGAAACACAGTAACATTTACATCAACTGACGGAAGCACAACAGTAAACATGACTGTTGAAAGTGTTGAGAATGATGTATTAGTTGTAGACGGTAGAAACACAAGCCTTGTTGATTTTGACTCAACACCACAAAGTATTTCAAATGGCAGTGGCGCAACAGCAACAAGTATATTAAGCAATAATCTAAAAGACTTTGGAGCTGAAATTAGGACCATAGCCAGTGCATCTGTTTATGGTAATCAAGGATTAGTCGGCGACGGCCCGGGTGTTCTTGTGTATGCAATTGGACACAATTTAGCTTATATAGGAACAGGAAAAGAAACAACAAACGATCCTAGTGGTGTTACTCAAGCTAATGAAATTATAGAATCCAATGATGCAAAAATTAGATTTAGTAGTGTTGATCACAAAGGCGACTTCAGGGTAGGAAATTTATTCCATGTTGAACAAGACACTGGTACTGTAAATTTTTCTGCAAATGAACTTAATATAAATCTTACAGAAGGTGCAACATTTACTGACGGATCTAACACAACTTTTATAAATGGATCTAGAGTAGATACAGGAAATTTAAGACTAACAGGTAATACTTTATCATCTACAAGTGGTGATTTGAATATAGATAGTGCTTCTAATTTAATTGTATTAAAAGATGATGTAGATTTAGACGGATCATTGAATGTAGCCGGCGATGCATTTATTGGTGGAAACATAACTTTAGGTGATGCTTCAAGTGTAAACATAACCATTGTTGCAAGAATAAATTCAGATTTAATTCCAAGCACAACAGATACTTTTAACTTAGGATCCGATGCACTACAATGGAAAAATTTATATGTTAATGAAGTTGATGTTGATGATATTTTAATAGACACAAACTTTATTACTACTACAGCATCTAACGCAGATTTAGAATTACGTGCAAATGGCACTGGTAAGATTTTAATACCTTCCAATAATTTACAAATTGATAATAATCTAACTGTAAATGGCACAAGTAATCTTGGTACAACAAATATCACAGGTACAACATCTGTAAGTGGAGCAATAAGTTCAACAGGCAGTTTTACAGCATCAGGTATTTTAACAGCAAATAACAAACTTATTGTAACTAGTGATGCAGAATTTGAAGATATCAAAATTAGCGGAAATCAAATTACAACTACTAATAGTAATTCTAATTTAGAGCTAAGAGCAAATGGTAGTGGTATAGTAAGTATACCTAGTAATAATCTAACAGTCAGTAATAATCTTGTTGCAAACGGAACAATCACAGCAAACGCTTTAGATGTTGCAAATATTAATGCAACTACTTTCAATACAGATAATATACAAATTACTCAAAATTATATTACAACGACTGATAGTAGCAGTGATTTAGATTTAAGAGCAAGTGGGTCAGGAGCAATTAAATTAGAAGGACTTACTGTAAATGATACTACAATATCTTCAGCTACTAATATTACATTTAATCCGGGATCAGAATTATTAGTTATCGATAGCACAGGCGGATTACGATTACCAATCGGCACAACAGCCCAAAGAGACAATTCAGCCGGATCAGGACAGCTAAGATATAACACAGATTTAAATAGATTTGAAGGTTACGACGGTAGTAATTGGTTTAATTTAGCTGGAGTAGAAGATTTAGATGGCAATACTAAAATTACAGCTGAAACTAGCCCAGGAGCAAATGACAATGTAATTACTTTTAAAATAGCAGGAAGCGACATTGCAACTTTGACTAATACTAAATTTACAGTACCACAACTACAAGTAGATAATATCAATATAGACGGTAATGTGATAAGTACTAGTACTAACACAGATTTGCAATTTTCTGCAAATGGAACAGGCGCTGTTAAATTTGAAAATTTTGCATTTAGTGGAAGTACTATAACAAATACTGTAACTGATGCTGTAACAGTTTTTCAAAATTCAGGTACAGGATATGTTAGTTTTAGTGGTACTTACGGAATTGTTCTTCCGGTTGGTAACACTAGTGCAAGAGGAGCAGTAGCTCAAGGTTTAATACGGTATAATACCGATGACGAAAGGGTTGAATTATATGATGGGTCGCAATGGTTAAGTGTTGCAGGTAGTGCAGGAGGCATTACATTTGCAGAAGCTAAAGATTTTTCCATTGAAGCGGCACTAATAGTTGGATAGAAAATATGGCAGTACTTGTAAAAAATAAAGTTACAAAAACAATAGGCACAGTGCCGGTTATAATTGATGAAACTGATTCTTCTAAAAGACATACAATTTTAGGATTAAGTTTTACAAACTTAACCAATCAATATGTTTATGTTAGTGTGCTTTTAAATGACGATACTTCTGTTGAAGGATACTACTTAAAGGATAGTATTTTACCAGCAGGTTCTAGTTTGAGAGCAGTTTCAACAGGTGAAAAATTAATTTTGGCACCAAATAACACTTTAAAAGCAGTAGCAAGTGTCGATGACTCTGTTGATGTCATCGTAAGCTACGTGGAGACTTCATAATGTCATATTACATAGGAACAAGTCCAACAGACGTAATTGGAAGTTTTATTAAAAGATATTTTTACGGTATGCGTAGAAATGATGACGGCGAATTATTTTTGATAGTTGCAGACCAACTTGCAGGAAATCAAGATTCTGTTACTATAAACGAATTAGGAGTAGCAGAGGATAATTTTTTAGATTTTGAAGAAGGTATTGATTTCTTAGACGGAATAGACGCAAATCATAACATTGTATATAAAAATTTAAGATATCAACAAATTAGATGGGATGACAGATCATTAGTTTACTATGTAGAACCAGACACAGGACAATTTGTGCAAAGAGTTACAGAAACTTATGTTTATCCGGACGGAATTTCGGGGACAGGATATTAAGGAAAACAAATGGCAGAATTTAAACTAGATAGATTTAAGTATAGTTGGAAAGGTGAGTGGACCACTGGAACTGATTATAAAAGAGATGACATAGTTAGAGTAGGTGGTAAGTCATATGTTTGTATTGTAACACATATTGCGGCGGCAAACTTTTATGTTGATTTGTTGTATACTGTACCAGGTTCTAATCCTCCTGTTCCTGATCCTAAATGGGTAGTGATGACCAGTGGGTCATCTTTTGTAGGTAATTGGACTGTAGGCAATGCATACAATTTAGGAGACATAGTATTTAAAGATGGTACATTATGGAAATGCACAGGGAATGTAGCAAGTGCAACAACTTGGGCCACAGATGAAAGCAACTTTGAATTATTTTCAGCACACATTAAATTTATGGGTGCATGGACAACAGGAACAGACTACGGTAAAGGTGCACTGGTTAGATATAACGGAATAGTATATAAATGTATTACATCACATACTTCACAAGCGGCATTAGAAGATGATCAAGCAAGTTGGGAAGTATTTTTTGAAGGTGTAGAATTTGTAGGTGATTACGCAGGTGCAACAAAATACAATGTAAATGATCTAGTAAGATATGGCGGATCAATTTATAGATGTACAGTAGGTCATACATCAAGTTCATTAAATCCAGATGTAATGGACTTAACAAAATTCACAGTTGAGTATCCAGGTTACCAATGGGAAAAAGATTGGGATTATCAAAAATATTATCAAACAGGTGATGTAGTAAGACAAAGTGGTTATGTATATTACTGTGTAAACAGCAATGTAGATAGTGAACCGAGTGTAACAGATAGTACAAACAACTGGTTAGTACTTGCTTATGGTTATTACTTTAAGGGTGATTGGTCACCAACAGGATTTTATAGACCAGGCGATGTTGTAAGTAGAGGCGGAGATCTTTATGTAGCAAAAACACAGATATCAGGCGGGGGACAAGAAGAAAGCACATTAGACTATGTTAATAGTGACTATTGGGACGTACTTGCAAAGAGTCAGTCTTGGTCTAAAGAAAACAATATAATTTATTACAGAGTTTCTATTGGACCAGTAAATGATCAGTTAGATAGTCAAACTGGAGATCACAGATTTGTAATTGATGGTTCATACAAACCAGCATTGGTTTTTGAAAAAGGTGCAACATATGTATTTGACCAAAGTGATCCTACAAATGCATATTATCCTAACACAAACTTTGGCGAAATAAACAATGTTCATCCTTTAAACTTTAGTTCAAATAGTGCTAACGGACCATTGACAGACGGCGGAAACTATTACACAACTCATGTACATTATTATCTTGACAATGTAATGGTAACTAGAGAAACTTACAATACTTTAGCTGATTTCTTAGCGGCAACTTATAGACGTGTTGAGATAATGGTTCATGCTGATACTCCAACACAACTTTATTATTTCTGTGACAAACATTTATACATGGGTAACTCTGTTACTGTTATTGCAGGAAAAACAGGAGAATGGCAATTAGGAAAAGAATACAGAGTAAATGAAGTAGTATATCACTTAGGAAACGCATACAAAAATAATACACAACACATATCAGATAACAATAACTATCCAGGAGATAATGGTAGTGGTTATGTGTATTGGGATCTACTTGTACAAGCTGGTCAACCAGCAGGTATGAACACCAGAGGAGATTTATTAACTTTTAATCTTAACAGAAGAGAACAAGATGACGGAAGTAGTTTTGGAAACACAAATGTTCCTATTGGACGTAAAGAACAATTATTATCAGTAGACAGCAATGATACAGTGTTTTGGAGAGATTACATACACAATGCAGATGTAGTTTATGTTGATACTAACGGTGTTGATGATGCAGAGAATGGTTATGGATTATCTTATTACAAACCATTCAAGACTGTTAGATATGCTTTAGAATTTGTGGAAGATAATTTTGATCCATTAACTCCTGTTAAAGTTGCTGTGGCGACAGGTAGATATACTGAAATATGTCCAATGAGTATACCGGCAGGTTGTGTAGTAATGGGTGATGAACTTAGGTCTACTACTATTGAAGCTAACCAACCTTTAACAGCATATGCTAATGACACTGACAAAGCTCAATCTTATTTTGATTATTTAAGTACAATAATTTTCGATGTATTGAATAACAATCCTATTGTTTCAAAACCAGGTAATACTTTTACACAAAATTTAAACGCGGCACCAGCAGTTGGTACAGGTGTTACACCTACTATAGTTAACCTAACCACTGATATAATGCAGTACATAAATTTTTATGTAAACAGCACTGGATTAGATGTAACTGTAACAGGAACTAATACACTGAATACTAATACAAATTTTATTAACGGTGCAAACATATTACTAGCAAACAAAAAATTCCTTGCTAAAGATATGATAGAACATGTCAAATCAACATTTCCAGCTTATGTATTTGAAGAAGACAGAATGATGCATGATATTTTAGCATTCTTAAGAGGTATAGCTTATGATATGAAATATCCTGGAAACTATAAGTCAATTTTAGCGGCTAGAAGATATTCAAATGCGGCTACAGGATCACAACTTGAAGATATGTTTTGGTGTAGAGATGTAACAGGCGTTAGAAACTGTACACTTGAAGGACTAAAAGGTACATTAAATCCTCCAGGTGTTTATGAATTATATCAAAGACCAACAGGAAAATCTTTCTGTAGCTTGGATCCAGGATGGGGACCAGCAGATAATAGAACTTGGATTAACACTAGATCACCTTACTTACAAGGTGTAACTAACATAGGTACTTCATGTATAGGTAAAAAAGTAGATGGTGCATTACACAACGGTGGAAATAAATCCATGGTTTCTAATGACTTTACACAAGTTATCAGTGACGGTGTTGGTGCATGGGTACTAAACAACGGTAGAGCTGAACTTGTATCAGTGTTTACATACTATTGTGCAGTTGGATACCTTGCAGATCAAGGAGGAATAATTCGTGCAACAAACGGTAACAACTCCTATGGAAAATATGGTGCAGTTGCAGATGGAATTGATGCATCAGAAGTTCCACAGACTGCAACAGTTGATAATAGAAACAATGAAGCACAAGTAAGATCAGTTTTTGCAGGTACATTTAGTGATGAGATATTTGCATTTGAATATCAAAATGCAGGACAAGAATATACAAATGCCAATGCAACAATTACAGGAGCTGGTGCTAATGCAAGTGTAGAATTTACAGATTTTAGAGATAATGCACTGTTTGAAGCAAGAATAGTAAACCCACCAGATAGTGGAGCCGCAGGTGGATTAGGTTATTCCAAATATGGTAATAATGCACAATCTGGAAACACAACAAGTATTCAATTAGCAACAGCAGAAAGTTTTGCAGAAGCAGATATTTTAGGATTAAGAATAATAATTACAGCAGGTGACGGTACAGGACAATATGGTTATGTAACAGGTTATACTCCTGCAACTAGACAATGCACAGTATCAAAAGAAACAACAGGTCAGCCAGGTTGGGATCACGTATTACCAGGAAAACCAATTGCAAGTTCTTTAACTACAAATACACAATATGTATTAGAACCAAGAATAACCTTTAGTAGTCCAGGATTTGCAGATACATCAGCAAGTTTACCAGGAACTAACAATATTGTAGATGCAACTTATGGCGAAACAACTCTAACATTTACAGATGTTGAAGGGACATTAGGTAGTGGAACTACAGACGATCAGGTTACACCAGCGCCGGCTAAATTTAATATTACAAAATCAGGCAAAAATTACGCTGTAACAGTATCTGATGCTGGTGCAGGTTATGCTTTAGAAGATACAATTACTATTGCTGGAACAGATTTAGGAGGTGCTTCTCCTGCTAATGATTTAACTATAATTGTAAAAGGAATAACAGACGATAGTACAAATGCAATTACATCCATTTATTCAAGTGGTAAAGGTGTTGCAGGAAAATTTGTTGTATTCAATGATGCAAATAATGTATATACAAGTGATGACGGAGTAAATTGGTCAGGATCTACTGTAAGTGCATCAGGAAGTTGGAAAAGACTTATAAGCGGAGGCAATAGATTTGTTGCAATTAGATTTGCACAAGGTGATGCATACAGTTCTAACAACGGAACGGTATGGACACAGAGAACAATGCCAGAAAGTGCAAACTGGTCAGACATAGCTTACGGTGGCGGCAAGTTTGTTGTAGTAGCTGAAGGATCAAACACAGTAGCCTACAGTGCCACAGGTGAGTCCTGGTCTAGTGCAACAATGCCGGCAGATGATGACAGTACATTTACTCAATGGCAAGGTGTTGCATATGGAAACGGAAAATTTGTTGCAATAGGTTCTAATAGAGAAGCCGCATACAGTAGTGACGGTTTAACTTGGACTCGAGTAAACAATGCTTTACCTGTAGGTGATTTTTATAACTGGGTAGGTGGACTTACTTTTGGAAAAGGAAAATTCCTTGCTATTGCAAATACAGGAGATGTAGTTTACAGTTTTGACGGGCAAACTTGGTATAACGATACAATGCCAACTCAAGATGGTTCAACACAAATGAATTGGAAGTCATGTAAGTATGAACAAGGAATGTTTTTTGCTACTTGTGACACAGGTAATCAAGTTATAGGTAACGATGCTACAACAGGCGAAACTACTTTTACATGTACAAGTGAAGACGGTGTACACTGGACTGGCAGAAACTTGTCAGCACAGAAATCTTGGGTCACAAGTGCTCATGGAAATCCAAATGGTGTACCTATACATTTATTACTTGCTGGAGGTGCTGGAGCAGATGCTGTAGCAATTTTAGACACAGGTTGTACAGCAAAAGGTAGAGCAGATTTAAGTAGTGCAGGTAAATTTAACGCAATTAAAATTTGGGATCCGGGTAGTGGTTATTCTACTGCTCCTACATTAACAGTAACAGATCCTAAAACTTCTAGTTTAACATTACTGTTGTTCACTACTCAACGCTTAGGTGATGGAGTATTAGGACAACCTAGTTTTGTAAATAGCGGAATAGGATATAGATCTGCAACAACAACTGTAGCAGTAAGCGGAGATGGATTTGCAGATATTATTCCTGGAGATGTAACAAGTGGTTCACAATTTGTAACATTACAAGGCGTAACAACTGTTCCAGGACCAGGAGCTCAGTTACTGTTTAGTACTATTCCTGATACTACTACAGCAGATCCAGATGATTTGAAAATTTTTAACGCTGTAGTAATTACGGATTTAGGAGATGATGGTTCTGGATTAAACAAGAAAAGAATACGTTGTCAGATAAGTCCAAACTTAGAGATTGAAGATGATCTACAACATGACACAGCATTAACAATCAGAGAACGTTACAGTCAATGTAGAATTTCAGGACATGACTTTTTAGATATAGGCACAGGAAACTTTGAAACAACAAATTATCCAGATATCTATGCTGGAGGTGCGTTTTTTGTAGCGTCACCAGAAAATGAAGTACTAGAACAAAACGGTGGTAGAGTGTTTTACACATCTACAGACCAAAGTGGTAATTTTAGAGCAGGCGAATTATTTGCAGTTGAACAGGCAACAGGTATTGTTACAATTAGTGCTCAATTCTTTGACCTAGATGGTTTAAGTGAATTAGCATTAGGTGGTGTTAGATTAGGAGGTTCTGGAGCAGTAATTAAAGAATTCTCAACAGATCCTTTCTTCTCAGAAGATAGTAATAATGTTATACCAACACAAAGAGCTATTGCTACTTTCTTAGCAAATAGACTTAGTGTAGGTGGATCCGATCTTGAAACTAACCAAATTATTGCTGGTAGAATAAGGATTGGTGGTCCACAAAACGTTATTAACACAACTATAGACACAGAAATTACTGTACCAACACTAACTACTTTTGAAGGAGCAAGTACAAGTATTGCAGGATCTATTGTACAACAAATGATGTTTTTGAGACAACCATTTGATTCAGGAATGCAATAAAGTACTAAGAGAAACATATATGATAAATATTATAACGGAGTTAACTTAAATGGCAGAGTTTAAACTAGGTAGAATTAGATTTGTATGGAAGAATAATTGGGCTTCCTCAACAACCTATTACAAAGATGACGTTATCGCATATGGCGGTAAGATGTACCTTTGTGTGATAGGACACACCAGTGCGGCGGACTTTTTTACAGATTTAGATGTAAGTCCTTCAAAATGGAATTTAGTAAGTGATGGTCAAACATGGAAAGGTGATTGGACAACAGGCACCTATTATGTGTATAATGATATAGTTGCTTATGGTGCTAGACTGTATATCTGCCAGACAGTTCACACATCAGCCGCTGATTCAACACAAGGACTTGAAGCTGACATAGATAAGTGGCAAATATTTGCCGAAGGTTTAGATTGGAAAGGTGACTGGACTACTAGTACACGTTATATAATTAATGATGTTGTAAAGTACGGCGGACAGGTTTATGTTTGTAACGAAGTACACACTTCAAATTCTACAGCTAATGGAGGATTAGAACAAGATCAATCCAAATGGGATTATTTAAATAAAGGTGTAGAATACAAAGGCGAGTGGACTGGCTCAGCTGACAACGTACCAGGAACTAGATATAAAGTAAATGATATTGTACGTTATGGTGCGGCTCTTTGGATTTGTACAACTCATCATACTTCAACAGCAAGATTTTCAACTGACGTTGCAAATTGGGATCAATTTGTAAGAGGTTTTCAGTTCGAAGCAGATTGGGATTTTAATAAAACATATCAACCAGGTGACGTTGTAAGATATGGTGGTAATCAATATATTGCAAAAACTAATAATTACGAAAAAAATCCTTTCACGCAAAATGCAGACTGGGATTTATTTTCAGAAGGAATAAAATTTTTACAAGAGTGGGGATCAGATTCTACCGCATATGAATATAAGCCAGGTGAATTAGTTACACACGGTGCATACACATATATTTGCACAGCTGATCATTCTAATCAAGAACCTCCTAACGCAAGTTACTGGAAAAGATTACATACTGGATTACGCTGGAGAGGACAATGGTTAGATGACCAACAATACTTACTAGGCGATGTTGCTAGATACGGTGACAACTCATATGTTTGTATTAACGGACATTTATCAGAAGGTGACGACGGATCTTCAGGAGCTGGAGCTGGAGCTGGAAATAGTAGACCAGACCAAGATACAAGTGGTACTTATTGGAATATAATTGCAGTTGGTTCAGAACAAAGTGTGCTTACTACCAAAGGCGATATGGTTTATTATGCAGACAACGGACCTGCAAGATTACCAATAGGTAAAAATGGACAAGTACTTCAAGTTAGTGCAGATAACATTCCAGAATGGGCATATTTAGGAAATGCAGATGACGTTTATTTTGTTGCAGAACATGGTGTTGACAGCCCTGCACCAACTTATGGAAAAACTATTGATAGACCTTTTAGAAGTATAAGATATGCGGCTGAGCAAATTGAAAAAGGTGCAAGAAATCCTAATGCCGGAAGATTATTAAACCTCAACAGACAGTTTGTACAAAAAGAAATTTTAGAATGGATACAATATCAAGTTACTAATACTATATCTCCTTTTACAGGATCATTTGTCTTTAATACAGAAAAGTGTGAAAGAGATATGGGACTTATTGTAGATGCTATAGTTCATGATATCACACACGGCGGAAATGTTAAGTCAAGAGAAGCGGCTCTATCTTATGTAAATGATACAGCTGGATCTCCATACTTAACACAAAAAGACGAAACAGTAGCAGGTATTAATTATGGCGTAACAGTAATGCAAAATGTACTTGCACAAACTGCTCCAGGAACTAATTATCAAACAGCAAACGGCGACAACAGTTCAGCCGTAGTTGCACAATATTTTGAAACTGGAATAACAGCAGAAACAGGAATAGCTAATGAAGTACAGCAATTAGCAAAAATAATTACAGACGCAATTACAGCTGGTGTAGCAACTAATATTCCTAATAGACTTATTAGAAATACTTTAATTAAAGTTTCAACTGGAAAGTATTATGAAATATTACCTATCATAGTACCAGCAGAATGTTGTGTTATGGGAGATGAACTTCGTTCTGTAGAAGTACAGCCTAGAAAAAATACAAATGCAATAGTAAATAATCCTGTCAATTTTACACCTTCAGCAGTAGTTTATACTCCTACTACAGGTGAAATGGTTATTACTATAGGTAATCACAGTATACAAGTAGATCAAAAAATTACTATTGCACCAAATAGTTTAACTTTTACTTGTGCTCAAGATAGTAATGCTACAAATCATACATATCCTAGAGCAGGTGATCCTGCATACAATACTGAACTAACAGTTTCAGCAGTAACTGATACAACTATTACTGTAAATGTTGGTGTTAGTTCTAATACTACTGTGCATACTTTTGTAAATGCTTCACAAAATGCAATTACATACGGGTCATACACATCAGGATTAACAAATATCAAAGACAGCATCTATAGTTTTACAGCTTTACGTAGAATGGAAGATGTTGTTGGAAGAGTTATTAGAGGAACTACTGTAGCAAAAACAGCAGGGGCAACTGGTACTCAATCTTCAAACTTTCCATTAGGTGAAAAAGATCAAGAAACTGCAGGTAGACAATTATCAAGAATTATTAGAAGAAATGTTGATCATGGACTAGGACAAAAACTAGAACAAGAACTTGCAGGCTTAGATGCAATTCACGATATTAATTACGGATATGCTAGAAATTTAATTATAGAAAATAAAAAGTTTGCACAAGAAGAAGTTATTGGATATATTACAGAAAACTATCCTACACTAAAGTATAGCAAAACTAAGTGCAGACAAGACGTAGGATATATTATAGATGCAATAGCATATGATTTAACCTATCAAGGAAATTGGCAAACTACAAATGCTGGTCTAGCTTACTACAGTGGTAGAACAGGAACTCTACAATTAGATCCTTCACAAACTACACAAACAGTGGCAGCATATGGATATTTAAAAACAATTCTTCAAGCTATTGCACAAGATAATTTAAATGCTCCAACTAAGCAATCTAATGTATCTCAAGTAAGAGGTACAGCAGGTAGTTCAGCCGCGGCAACAGCAGTTGGTGGTTATATCGATGGAATTATTACAATTATCAATAGCGGAGCATCTTATGAACCTACTATTACATATCCAACAATAGGCGCATCAGTTGATGTAGGGTTAACACAAGCTTCAGATAAACTTGTTTCTGCTAAAGAACACATTGGTGAAAAAGCAGTTGATTTTATCAGCAAAAACTTTGGCACATACAAATACGACAGTGCTAAATGTAGAAGAGATTTAGGCAAGATTATTACTGATACATCATATGATATTGCAATGGGTACAAATTTTAATGCTGTATACACAGGTATCGCATACAAAAGAGGTAATAATCAATATAACAACAATGTACAAAGAACACAAACAGTTGGTTCTATAAGACATGCTAGAGATTTACTTAAAACATCTGTAACTACAGACGGTTCAAGTGCATCAGGTTCAAGTAATGCTTCTACAAGAATTAGCACAGCATATGATGAAGTAGTTGATATTATTGAAAACGCTCCATTAGGAAATGCAATTCCAGGAGCAACAGCAGTAGATGCATTGAGCTTACCATCTCCAGCTGGCGTTGCACAAGATAAAGTAGATGCTAAAAACTTATTACAATCAAACAAAGCGTTTATTGCGGCAGATGTAAATGCTTATGTTGCTGTAAATTATCCTTCACACTCGCATGATGCGGCAAAATGCACACGTGATACAGGATACTTTGTTGACGCTTTATCATATGATATACTATACGGTGGTAATCAAGCAACAATGAGAGTTGCTGATAGTTTTATTGATGATGATTTAGTTTATGTTTACGGTGTAGATGGAAGTGCAACTGCAATTACAAAAGCGGCATATACGCACATGAAGTCTATTGTAGACGATATTGTTACAGAAACTTCTATAACTAAACAAACAGGAAACAGTGAAACACAAGTAACCAGTGGAAATCCAGCAACAGGCACAGAAGGTACTGCAATTCAAAATAATGTAGATCTTGTGTTAGACGTTTTAACACCAAGAACTCCTGCCGCTGGTACTACTTATGATCCAGTATCGGGTGATTTAGTAGTAAACATCGGTGCTCATAACCTAGAAGTAGGTGGCGAAGTTAGAATTGCAGACGGAGCTATTAGATTTACTTGTGGACTTGATAGTAATGCAACTAATCATGACTATCCACGCTCAACAGATCCAGCTTCCAGTAAGAGATTAACTATTCTTGCAGAAACAGCAAATACAATTACAGTAAACGTAGGACCATCACAAAACACTTCAACTCATGTGTTTGTAAGTGGTGTTGCAAATAGTGTGCTTGTGTTATTGCCAAAAGTAATTACATATCCAGATATTACTTGGGCTGATGCTGAATACAAAACTGCACACAGCGATATTTTAAGTGATAAAAATGATGTTATAAAATCTACAATACAGTACATTCAAGATACTTACAGTGGTTTCAAATATAACCATGCTAAGTGTACAAGAGATTTAGGATACATCATTGATGCGGCAAGATATGATTGGATGTTAGGTACTAACTTTGCAAGTATGATTGCGGCTTATTCATACTTGAGAGAACCAAGCAAAAAAGTACTTGGAGATCAAAAAGACTTTACACTTGCGGCTCTAGAATTTGAAAGAATACAGTGTAAGAAAAATGTAAACTTTAATCTTGTAGCACAGTCTGGTATTGATATGACTTTTGATTGGTTAAAAGATATCATATTTGGTGGAAGCTGTGAAGGTAATAATAGAACTACAGATATATTCAATAACCACAGTGCATCAAGACAGTTAGAATTAAACAAACCATTTATTGTTGATGAACTACAATCATATGTTGAAGAATACTTTAAAGGAAAAATTGATAAAATTGATTCGTCAAAAGTATTCACCACAGTATACAATACATTTACTCCAACAAATGCAGTATACACTCCTACAACAGGTCAAATGGTTATTACAATTGGTTCACACACATTAACAACTGGACAGTTGGTTAGAATAGAACCTAACGGTATAACATTTACTTGTGCTCAAGATAATAATGGAACAAATCACAGTTATCCAAGAGCATCTGATCCAAGTTATAAAGATGCATTACCAATTATTTCATTTGATGCAACTACTATTACAGTTAATGTTGGAATATCTTCTTATACTGGAACACATACTTTTGTAAGTGCATTGACTGGTGCAGTAAAACATGGCGGTACTTACTGGTTAAGTCAAAATCAAGAAATTAAATTCCAAGGTGGAGAAGATAGCACATTATCAATTGAAGATACAGGATTAGAAGAATCATCAACTTATTTTGTAAAAGATATTTTAAGTCCATCAACATTTACTATTAGTGCTACTAAAGGTGGTGCTCAATTAACCACAATGAGTGAAAGCGAAACAGGTAAAAACTTTGGATTTAAAAAAGCGTATGGCTATGAAAAAACAGCATGTACACGTGATGTAAATGCATACTTAGATGCTGTTAAATGGGATATGTTATGGGCTAAAGAATTTGTTAGAGAATACACAGACGGTGTAAGATTAGTATTACCAGCAATGTATAAATCAAAATATGCGGCTAGATACTACATCAATGCTGTTAACGGTTCTCAAGAAGAAGACATGTACTACTTTAGAAATGGTACAGGTTTAAGATTACAGTCAGTAAAAGGTTTAAGTGGAGACTTAGGTCCTGCAAATGCTAATGGAACAAGTAGACCAACAGCAGGTGCATATGCATCGCTTGATCCAGGATGGGGACCAGATGATGAGCGTGTTTGGATTACTGCACGTTCACCATATGTACAAAATGTTACAACATTTGGTGATGCCGCAACTGGACAACGAATAGATGGTGCATTACACAACGGAGGCAACGACTCAATTGTTTCCAATGACTTTACACAAGTTATCAGTGACGGTATTGGCGCACATATTCTTAACAATGGTAGAGCAGAACTTGTTTCTGTGTTCAGTTACTATGCACACATAGGATACTTGGCTGAAAGTGGCGGAAGAATTAGAGCTACAAATGGTAATAACTCATACGGTGATTTTGGATCCGTAGCAGAAGGAGTTGATCCAGATGAAGTAGCAGTGACAGCAATAGTTGATAACCAAGATCAATACAAAGCTGTGATTGATAATGTTGTTGTTGACAACAATCAGGTATTAGCTTTTGAATATGGACATGCAGGAAATGATTATACTGAAGCAAGTATGAGTATTTTTGGACCAGGCTCAGGAGAAGCTATTGAAGAAGATGAATTCAGAGACGATGGTGTTAATCAGGTTAGACTTCTTAACATAGATGATTCTAGTGGAGCAATTGGTGGCAGTGGGTTCCAGCTTGTATCAAATACTGCACAAAGTGGTAATGCAACAAGTATTACACTAGCGGCAACAGACGGAAATAGTTCAACAGCTTATCCTGGTATGAAACTTTACATTACTGGAGGTAATGGAGTAGGTCAGTATGGTATCATTGATACATATAATTCAGGATCAAAAGTTGCAACAATCAAAAAAGATTCAGATGCATCAGCTGGATTCGATCATATTGTAGCAGGAACAGCTATAGTAAGTCCAGACTCAACTAGTGTATATCAAATTGAACCAGCAATTAAATTTACAGGACCTACAGATAGCAACTCAGCACACACTTTAAGCTCATCTAATAATTGGTCAGATGTTAGATGGATGGAAACTGGTGCTAATTTTACAGCAGTATCAACAACTACAACAAGTGTTGCAGGTTCAGGTGCTACATTTAACGTAGAAAAAGTTGGAAGTAAATATTTTGTTACTTTATCAAGCGGTGGACAGGACTACACTAGATTAGATACATTAACTGTACTAGGTACAAATGTAGGCGGATCTACTACTACACATGATATTACTATAACTGCAACAACAGTAAATGCAACTACAGGTGCTATTGAAGCATTTGATTTTACAGGCAATGCAAATGGTGGTGTTTATATTGCACTACCTGGAACTAACGGTGCAACAGCAGGATCAACAAGCACAAATGGTACTACATGGACAGCTGAAACATTGCCAAGTCCAGGCGGTAGTGCATTTTGGCATAGAAGTGCAGACGGTTATTTAGACGATGGATCATCGACATTTAGAACTTCACAAATGGTTATTGTTGCAACTCAAAGTAACAATGTTGCTTACACAACAGATGGCACTACATGGTCAACAGCTACTCTACCTAGCATGACTGCAGGAAGTAAAAAATACGTAGCATTCGCAGACCTAGGAGCAGGCTTTACAAGGTTTGTTGTTATTAACGAAGTTGATGACGATGTTTGTTATTCAGATGATGGTGGGGCAAACTGGACATTTGTTAGCGGAGCATTACCTGCGGCAGGATTTGAACATTTAACTAGAGGTGCAGGAAAATTTGTTGCAATTAAAAGCGGAGCGGCATGTTATTCAACAGATGGTATAACATGGTCAAGTGCATCAGGTGCACCGGCTTCAGAAACATTTGTTGACATGGCTTATGGTAACAATAGATTTATTGCTATTGCTTCAACTTCTAATGCATTAAGTTATAGTTTAGATGGCGGAGATAATTGGACAGCTGGTACATTACCAGCAGTAGCATCACCAACAGCATATAAGAGAATTGCATACGGACAGGGAATGTTTGTTGCAACTCAAACTTCATCAAACTCAGCAGTTTGTAAATCAGAAGAAGGTTTAATTTGGTCGCAATACTCAGTTACAGCTGATCCTGGTACTCCAAGCGGACATAATGCAATAGCATTTGGTAATCCGGATAGAGCAGGACAGTTTGTGTTTATATCAAACGGTGCTTCTAAAAACCATATTATTAAATCCGTAATAGGTTGTACAGCTAGAGGCAGAGCTAGTGTTGCAAGTGAAAAAATATTCAAAATTAGAATTGTAGAACCAGGATCAGGATATGGATCAGCACCAACAATGACTGTTACAGATCCAGGAAATATTAATGATATCAACTTTACAGTTAGAACAAACAAAGGTGTATTAGCTAATCCTTCCTTTGTAACACGCGGTACAGGATTTACACAAGCATCAGCTGATGTAAACACTATCGGCAGTGATGGTAGAGCAGACTTTTTACAAGATGGACAGTATATTGCTGTAAGAAGATTAAGTGCAAAACCAGTAGACGGATCAAATGTAGTTTTTGACAGTATACCAAACAAAGTATTTAAACTAGTTGGCACTGTAAGTTTTGTAGGTAGTCAAGATGGATCTTATACATCATTCCTACAAGTAAGTCCACAAATGGCAAACGAAGATGCAGTTCCAGATGGTGATCCAGTTACTATAAGAATTAGATATTCACAAGTCAGATTAACTGGGCATGACTTCCTTGATATTGGTACAGGCGGATTTACATCAACTAATTATCCAGGAACACCAACAGTAGCTCCTGATCAAACCAAAGAAACAAAAGGTCTAAATGGAGGTAGAGTATTCTTTACAACTACAGACCAAGATGGTAACTTTAGAGTTGGTGACTTGTTCAGTATTGAACAGTCAACAGGTGTTGCAACATTGGATGCTGAATCATTTAATATTGCAGGATTGCAAGAACTTACACTTGGAGAAGTTACACTAGGTGGTAACTCTGCAAGTATTACAGAATTTAGTACAGATCCGTTCTTCACAGCAAATTCAGATACTATTGTTCCTACTCAGAGAGCAATCAAAGCATATATTGAGGCACAAATTGGAGGCGGTGGTGCTTCTCTTAACGTTAACAGTGTAACAGCAGGTGATATCTTCGTAGGATCAAATGTTATACAGAACGTTGCAGGAGGAGTGATAAATATTCAAGCAAGGATTAATTTCCAAGGCGGAGTTACAGGATTACCTGTAGCTTACAATTACTTTTTAAGATAGGAGAGTGTAAAAATGGCAACAGGAAGATTAGGCGTAGCGGATTTAAGTGCAACTACTAATACAACAATTTACACAGTACCTACTGATAATTTTGCAGTAGTTACAGTAAACGTTTGTAATAGAAATTCGACATCATCGAATATAAGAGTAGCAATGGCCGCAACAGATTCGCCGGCAAATACAGAGTTCGTTGAATACGACACTGAACTGGTTGGTCATGGTGTTTTAGAAAAAACCGGTATGGTAATGGACGCAGGTAAAAAAATTGTAGCTTATTCAAGTCAAGCTAATGTGTCTGTTGTTGTGCATGGAATAGAAACATCTACAGCAACCACATAAGGAAAGCAAAATGGCAAGAAAAATTACAACACGAGTAACTGGAGCACCTTTATTAGGAAGTCTATTTACTACAACTAATACTGTAAAAACACTAGCAACTGACGAAAATCTATTGTTAGATCCTAATGGTGCAGGTTTAGTAAACGTAATAGGCTATTTAAAAACTAGCGGACCAGCTAGTGGTCTTCAATTAGAAGATGGCGATGCTTCAAACAAAGTTACTATTTCAGTTCCGGATTTAAGCTCCGATTACACTCTCACTCTTCCTACAACTGATGGTGACTCTAGTCAAGTTTTGCAAACAAATGGTAGTGGAACATTATCCTGGGCAGACCTAGGAGTTTCTATTACAGACGATACTACAACTAATGCTACTAGATATGTGCATTTTTCTAGTGCAACCTCTGGAAATGTAAGTACTCTAAACGCTTCTAGTACAAAATTACGTTTTAATCCAAGTACTGGTTCTTTATTTTCAGGAGTAGTTACAGGAGGAACAGCGGCAAGTAATAACTTAGTATTAAGAAGCACAAGCGATGGTACAAAAGGACAAGTATATTTAGACGAAGCTACAGCAAGTTCGAGTACAACTAGTGGAGCTCTAAGGCTAGCAGGTGGTGCAGGTATTGCAGGAAGTGTATATGTAGGCGGTACTTTGAGTGCGTCTAATATTACTGAAACATCAAGTATAGCATTAAAAACAAATGTTACACCTATTGAGTCTGCACTAGATAAATTAACACAACTTGTTGGTGTAACCTATGATAGAAAAGACGGCTCAACAAAAAATGAAGCAGGTTTAATTGCTGAAGAAGTCCATAAAGTTTTACCTAATCTAGTTACTTATAGAGACGGAAAACCTGAAGGAATCAACTATACAAAAATTAGTGCATACATCATCGAAGCAATTAAGGAAATCAAAGAAGAAGTAAGAAACTTGAAGGGGTTCTAAAATATGGCAACATTGAAGAACACTTCAGTTTCACAACAATTAACGTTACCCTCAGGTACAACAGCACAACGACCTGTAAACCCACCTAACGGATCTATTAGATATAATTCTACAGAAAAATTCGCAGAAATTTATATGAATCGTGCTTGGAAACCTCTAGACGGTGCAGGCGCATTACCAAGAAATGGTTTACAAGTAGAACTCAGTTATGATGATCCTAACAGTTGGCCTGGTAGCGGTACTAATTGGCTGGACACAAGTGGCAACAACAATGATTTTAGAATAGGAACTAATGTTCCTGATTCAGGTCAACAAGCAATGAACTTTAGCACAAATGATCGATTAGCAATATACAAAACCAACAGTACAGATGTTCCAAACATGATAGCTAATGGCGGTGCAACCTATGTAGTTGTAACAAGAATTTTAAATAGTACATCACAGTGGAGAACACTTACAAGAGGATGGAGTAATGATCATCATGTGATTATAGAAAGTGGTGCTTGGCGTATGGGTATGTATGACAACAACAGTGCTGGTTTTATGACCAACGGTTATGATCAAAGAAATCTTTGGACATATCCTGATGCGTACGGTGCATTTGTTTGGCGTTGGAGTGATTCAGACCAACCTACATACTGTTTTAATCATCAACTTGCGGCAGGCGGATTATACACAGCAAGTTTTAATAATTCTAATGGCAGATATAATAATAGTTTTCATTGTATTGGTGGACACCATGCTTCGAATAACCAAACATCAGGTGATCAACCATGGGGTTGGATAAAATATTTTGCGGCATACAATAGAAGATTTGACGATCCTGAAGTTGAACAAGCAATTACACTATTAAGGTATAGGTATAATATTTAAGGAAAGAAAATGGCAGTACTACGTTCTACAGTAATTAATGATACAGGGTATTTAAGTTTACCAAGCGGAACTACCGCTCAAAGATTAGGTGAAACTAACACTACTTTGGTTTACTTTACATCCGTAGGTGCTACAACATGGACTGTCCCTGCTAATATTGACACAGTTGAAGTGTTAGTAGTTGGTGGAGGCGGCGGTGGTGGTAACGACATGGGCGGCGGTGGAGGCGGCGGTGGCGTTGTCTATGAAGCGGCTTATGATGTCACACCAGGAGAAACAATTAACATTACAATAGGACAAGGTGGCTCAGGAGCACCATCAGGAACAAGCGGGCCAGCAGGATCTAATGGATCCAATTCAACTTTCGCAGGATCAAGCGGTACAATTACTGCATACGGTGGCGGTGGTGGAGCGTCGGATCATGATAGTTCAAGTTATCCTGCAGGATCAGGAGCATCAGGCGGTGGTGCCGCTGGAGGCGGAATGGGTCCAAGCGGTGGATCAAGTGGTTTTGCACAAGGCGGTGGCGGCGGCTACGGCGGTGGAGCTAGGGGTGTAAGTCTTTATCCAGATCAAGGAAATGATGGTTCTTGGGGTACAGGACATTGGTACCCAGGTGGTGGTGGTGGAGCTGGAGGCGAAGGCCAAAGTTATCCAAGACCACACGGCGGACCAGGAGTTCCAAACAATATAACAGGCACTGTTCTTTATTGGGGCGGTGGCGGAGGTGGCTCGGGCTACTCAAGCACTGGTGGCGATGGCGGCATCGGTGGAGGTGGCGGTGGAGCTGTCAATACCACATACGGCGGATTAGGTTATAACAACGGCGGTAATGGTGGTGGTGGTGGAACCAACACATGGGCTCAGAGACCTGGCGGTAATGGTGGTGCCAATACTGGTGGTGGTGGAGGTGGTGGATCACACTATAACTCCAACAACTATGGTGGTACAGGTGGCTCAGGAATTGTTATTGTCAAGTATGGAACAAATCCTGGAGATGATAATGCTGGCGCAGGTTCAATGCGTGTCAACAGTGAAACAGGATCCGCAGAATATCTTAGTGCAACTGGCTTATGGCAAAGTATGGCTATTCCTTTCAAAGAAAGAACAATCATTACAACAGCCTACATGTTAGGCGGTTACAAAAGCTCAGCCGCATGGAATAACGTAAACAGAACACAAGCAAGTACAGATGTTACAGTAAACCTAGGTGACGGTTCCCTTGAAAGATCATTTAATTACCAATGGGGAGGTAATGGAAGAGACATTGCTTATGTGTTTGGTGCAGGTAACGGACACGCTATTAATTCAAACTATATTATTGGTTATAACATGCGTACAGAACAACAATATAGCGGTTTCTCAAGTAGGACTATGTCATATAATGGTCTGAACAAGGGTGGTATATTTAGAGAACATTATGAATGTTATATCACTGGCGGTGGAAGTTCTAATATAGAACATTTTAATTTTATTACAGAAACTATTGATCAAAACATTGGTGGCGGTTGGAGTTCGACAAGACAATGGGGTATGAGTTGGGAAAACGAAGGCATATTTTATTGGGCTAACGACAGTCGTTGGTATAACATGATTACTCGAACTACACAAACAAGTTGGAGTGGACAACCTTCAAACCATGATCAACAAAAATCTCAATGCAGTAAACTCAATTACGGTTGGGCAGGTAACGAAGGATCATGGAATGGTGGCTATAATATGCGTAAAACTAACTTTATTACAAGACAAGCAAACATTAGTAGACATGGTAAGCCAAGAGGAAACTGTGGAGAAGAAAACTTTTCTATGGGGCAAGACTGGTGTTACATGTTAGGTAACTATGACGGCGCTCAAAACAATGGCTCGTGGAAATGGTATTATTACACAGATACAGGACCAAATCTAGGTAACTCTGGCCAGCCTAAAGGAAAAGGTGGTTCTAGTTCTGGAACATGTGCATGGAGAGATTAAATGGCAACACTTAAAAATACATCAATTAACGATACCGGTCATTTAACCATACCGGGGCAAGGGTCAAATACAGCTGGCAGTATAAGATTTAATACAGTAGACAATAGACCTGAAACTTTTTTACCAGAAGTTGCTGGTGGAGTTTGGACAAGCCAAGCATTACCGTATCTATCAAGGCAGATTATTACTACAGGTTATATTCATGCAGGATATGCAAGTAGTGTGGTTTTTAATAATACAAATAGAACCACTATTGCAACTGATACAACAATCGACTTAACAGGAGCAGGACAAACCCAAGAATTAGGACATAATTACAAAGCAAGTTTTTGGAGTAGAGATACAAATTATACAATAGGTGGGTATTCAGGTTCTCACTGTGGTGCATCAAGCACTAATATTGCTTTTAATATGCGTACTGAACAAAGTCTTACAACTGGGTATAGTCGAAATATTCCTTGGAACACAAATAATCCAGCGTGTCTGCAACATGAATACTTTAAAGGTTGGACAAGTATGGGCGGAACAAGTAATGTATATGAATGGACCTTTGCAAACGAGACACTGAATACAAGCTCGATAGGATCTAATCCAAATGCAGGTGGTTGGGGAACTAGTCACGAACATTACGGAGTTTGGATTGGTTCAGGAGAAGGATATAGATTTAATTTTGCTACTAGACAAAATCAAGGTGGCAGAAGTTTAAGAGTACAAGGAGATAAACATCAACATACTCTTACATTTAAACATGCATATCATATTGCAGGTAGAGAGGGTAATCCTAGCTCTAACTGGCGTGAAACTAACATGATTACAGATGCTACACAAAATGCAATCGGTTCAAAACCAGCTTATAGTGGAGAAGAAAACACAATTACAGGACAAGACTGGGGATATGGCTTGGGCTGGTATCAAGGATCACACGTTAATACCACATACAAGTTTACCTATGCAACTAGAGCCGGAATCAATACAGGCTCGTCTACACGACCAAAAGGTGTAGCAGGACAAAGTTCAGCAACGATGTCATGGAGAGACTAACCTTGGTAAATATTTCATAGTTTAGGAGATAATATATGTCAAAAGATGAAACTTTACCACAGGAAAACAATTTAGATAGACTTACGCAATACAACTCACAAAGATACAACAGTGAAGTTCAAACTGATGTAAGCATGTTACCTGAAAAAGATCAAGCAGTAATTAAAACTGCGTTAAACAAAGAATGGACTAATCCTAGATATAAACTAAGATGGTTTGTTGGTCAAGCCCAGATTACCCCATTTGCAAAAATGCGTCAATATCTAATGGAGATTAAATCCAAAGAAGAATCCATTGAAAATATGGAATATGAAATCGCAAAACTAGAAGTAGAATATGATAGATTTAAAAGACTAAGTGATCAAGCAAATGATGATTTAGATAGAAGATTATATGATGTTGAGAAATGGAATGCAGAACGTAATGTGTACATGAGTAAAAGACGTTTACAAGATTGGTACTTAGAAAGACAAACACTCATAGATCTTTATAATGAATTCATGGCAAGTGACGAAGCATACCTACCTGACGGAAGCGGTCGTACATATATGGATATTTTAAATACCAAAGAAGAAGACGTATATGAAGCAGAGTATTGGACAAACAGATTAGCAAAACAAGCCGCAACAGACATGCTGTTTTACGGAAGAATTAATGGCGGAAATATGGATGCTATTTTAATGATGCCTCCGGAGCAACAGGCAGAAACTTTAGCATTGACAGTTAATTATAGTACAAAACTAAAAAGTTACCAAACACAATTAGAACACACTGCTAATGAACAATTAAAATTGGGTGATAAAACTTGGGATGATTTGAAATCCTTAGCAGAACCAGGAGGTATTGAAAATAAAAAACTAGTTGAAGAAAAAACATCTGAACCTAATGGCAAGACTGTACATAACTTTGATGACAATACTTCAAAACAGATAAATAATAGTGAGCAACAAAAAGACGGAGACTTATTAGATAATGTATATCCTGTATGAAGCAATAGCAAGTGATGATCCAAGGTTAACTTCTAATATTCAGAAGAAAAATGATGCATGGCACTATGAAATAGCTTGGGTAGAACCATCAACTATTGAAGCAAATCCTATTAAATGGCTACGCTACAGAGAGATTACCACACATGAAGCAGAAACACCTAGGTTTTTCAATGCACTAGACGATGAAGTGCCAGTAATGGTTATCAAATCTAATGTAGCTGATTTGATAGAACCAACTAGTTTTAGTGATCCCGAGTATGAAAAGCAGATGTATAAACTTACTCAAAATGACAAAGATAATACAGTAAGTTTAATGAAAAAAATCATGAAATTGCACACTGATAATCATGTTGATGATGAAGTAACAAGAAACAAACTTTACACAGCAATAGATGCTTGTAATACACTTACTGAGACTCAGATGTGCTTTGCTACTTATTTTGAATGGGAATGTGCTTATACTGCAACTAGAGATAAAATACAGGAATTTGGTGTAGATTGGAGCATTCCTGCACCAAGAGGTGATAATCCGGAAGATACTAATTTCGTTGTTCCAACTGATAATCCCCCTAGCTAAAAATCACTTTACTTTTTACTAAAAAAATGTTATAATAAGTACACTATACTTCTGGTGAATTATGAGAAAAATTTTTAGTGTACCGTTAAATCCAAAATTAAATCCTGAGCAATATAAAACATATTGCAAATTTCTGCTTGAACATAAAGATTATATCAAAGACATTTATTTTACATCACGTATACCTCCTTTTATGCAGGATGCTATGGGCGATGTATTTGTATATAAAGAAGATTATGACTATGCCATAGATCAAGCACTTAACATACAAAATACTATAGGCATTCCAGTAAGTGCAACTTTTAATAATATCAAAGTACCTCCAACACAGAAAAATTTAGATATCTTTATCAAACATTTTAAACCTTTGTACGATAAAGGTATAAGAATTGCAACAATACCGCACACACATTGGATGGGTACCGGCCAAATTAAAAAAGCATTTCCTGAATTATACGTTAAAAATACAATTTTAAGAGATGTAAGAACTGCCGCAGAAATTGTAAATTTAGCTAAAAGAGGTTTTGATTATATTAACTTAGATAGAGATTTAATGCGTGATAGAGATACTCTTCTAAGAATAAAAACAGCTAAAGAATGGATTAAAGAAAATCTAGGAAAAGAAATTCACATTAGTTTACTAGCAAATGAAGGCTGTTTAGGAAACTGTCCTATGATGGTAGAACATTTTGAATTCAACAATTCAAGAGAAGGTTACGCTCCACAATATTTCAACGATCCTATTAGCAGAGTGAGCTGTCCAAAGTGGGACGTAGACGATCCTAGTGTACATTTAAAAACTGCAAATATACCTCCATGGAAAGAAGACTGGGACGAGTTTATAGACGAGTTAGGTATAGATGTATTTAAAATGCATGGCAGAGAAGCACCTAGTAGACTTTTTGAAACACTAGAAATAATAAAACGTTATGCAAAAAATGACGAAATATTAATTGATCATTTTAATGATTACTTAGAAGATAATAATCTTAAAGAAAAACCTATTAACGCTTGGCGTAAAAAAATTAAAAATTGCAAGTTTGATTGTTGGGAATGTCATTATTGTGATGATATATTTAGAGTAAAATCAGAAATAGAACACACGCCATTAGTAAAACATGTTGCACAATCTCTTTTAGATTCCGGCGTACCAAGTGTAAAAAATAAAGTATCAGGGTTAACAAGTACAAGAGTCAAAAGTTTAATGAATAGTTTTGCTTCAAAAATAGAAAATTATATGGAAGTTGGTGTCGGCAATGGCTCTATTTTTTGTAGTGTTTTAGAAAATAATAAATTAAATGCTGTAGGCATTGATAACTTTGAATTACAGATGCAACCAGGAAGAAAAGATATTTCAACTTTGCCTGGATCTAGCTTTTTTACTTTAGAACAAAATATAAATCAATGGCAAGGTGATAATCAAGTTGAAATTATTAACCAAGATATGTTTACAGTTGATACAAGTAAATTTAAAGGTAAAATTAATATGTGGTTTTATGATGGCCCGCATGACATAGAAAGTACTAAAAGAGCAGTTGAACATTATAGTAAATGTTTTGCAGACGAATGTCTACTAGTGTTTGATGATGCTAATTGGGATGGAGTTGTAGAAGGTGCAAGGCAAGGAATTAATTCTATTAATAGACTAGTAAGTTATGAAAAAATACTTTTAAATGAACAAGAAGATGCAAGTGCTTGGTGGAACGGCTTGTATATTGTGGTGTTAAACGTATGAGGACTAGTATAAATGATATCTTTAGTGTGCCTATATACCAATCTCCTTTTGGACATGTAGAAATAATCAGGGAGGAAATTAATAAAGCGATAGAACAATCAGATTTTAAAAATGAATGGCAACCTGATAATGATACTGCAACAACTACATATGTACCTAATAAAGAAACAAATGTAATTGAAAAATTTAATATGTCCATTTTTAAAAAAGGCTTAATGTATCATTGTTATGAATATTTAAAACAAACACAGCAACCTTTTATTGATAATACTTTACAAGTAGATGCATCATGGATAAACATATTTTCTACAAAAGAGTTAATAGGTTACCATGAACACGGCTATCAACCTAATATGATAAGCGGTGTGTACTATCATGAAGCACCTGAAAACTGTGGAGATATTATTTTTAAAAGTAGTAATCCCTATACTGTTAGCTTTCCCCACCCATCGCCTTTGTATAATAACTTATTTAAAATTAAAGCAGTACAAGGAAATATACTATTGTTTCCTAGCTGGATTCTACACAAAGTAGAACCTAATAAATCGAAAAATCAGAGATCATCTTTGTCTTTTAATGTAACATTTGATTATACATACTATAGTAGGAATGAAAATGAATAAAAAAATAGAAAATATTATAATTTTTGGCGGAGGTACTAGTGGTTGGTTGACAGCTTCTTATCTACAAGCTAATTTAAGATTACCAACAAAAATTACTCTTATAGAAGATGCAAGTGCTGGCCCAATCGGTGTTGGTGAAGGTACACAACCGTTAACAGCCCAATTTTTATATGCTTGTGGATTAGATCCTAAACAATGGATGAAACCAAGTAATGCTAGTTTTAAATTTGGTGTTGAACTTACTGGTTGGAATGAAGATCCTTATTTTGTTGATAATGATAGTGTAAACAATTATATGCCAACTACAGGAATTTTTACAAGCGATTACTTTATAGGAAAGCCGTATAAAGAATTTGCTAAATGGTATCCTGCTTATAGATTAGCCAAAGCAAACAAAAGTCCAAAGATGACTGAACTTTTAGATCATAACTATAATCAAGGTTTAGATGGGTACGGTGCAGTGCATTTTGGTGCTTATGATATTATTACTGCTTTAAAAGAACTGTTAGGAGACAAAATAGAATATGTAGATACAAAAATTTCTAGTGCTGAAACAGATGAAAACGGAATAACAAAATTAATTGACGCAGAAGGAAAAGAATATTCTGCAGATTTATACTTAGATTGTTCCGGCTTTAAAAGTCAATTACTAGAAAAAACATTAGGATCAGAATTTATTGATTATAAAAAAGAAGGTTGGTTGTTAAATGATAGTGCAGTAGCTATACCTACACAATATAAAAATCCAGAAGAAGAATGTCATCCTTATACAAAAGCAACTACAATGACATGCGGTTGGAGATGGACTATTCCTACGTATGCACGAATAGGTAACGGTTATGTATATGATAGTGATTTTATTTCTCCAGAAGATGCTGAAAAAGAATTAAGAGAAGCAATAGGAGATTTTGAAACTCCAGCAAAACATTTACAGATGAAATGTGGTACACACAAAGAAATTGCATTAAAAAACGTGTGCGGGATTGGTCTAGCTGGCGGATTTGTTGAACCATTAGAAGCAACTGGTATAACATTTACAACTGGTGTAGTAAAATCTTTATGCGAGTTACTAAATGTTTTTGGATCAAATTGGAATCAACAAGTTACAGATAACTTAAACCAAGGTTGGTACGAAATGTGTATAGAAATATTAACATTTGTGTGGTCTCATTATTATTTTAGTCAAAAATCAGATACTCCTTATTGGAAAAAAATAAGAGAAAAAACTCCAACTGAATTGCCAAGTGATGGGCAATTTATGTTAAATCAATATTTTCCGGAACTAAAAAGATTTTTGTTCTTCAGTAAACAAAGTATGTTTAGCTCACAGCAATGGTTTAGCATGTTACATGCTGGCGGAGCATATAAAACTTTTGAAGGTACATTTGGTCATAGCGGAAAAGTTGAAGAATATATAGAAGACTTTTTAAAGCAACAAACTGCTAGAGTAGATAATGTTATTAAAAAGTTTCCAAATCAATATACATTTTTAAAGGATTGGTATGAAGGATGGACAGTAGATTAAGTTTATTTCACTCAGATTTATTTTTACGTAGAGATATAGGTACCAAAGATCAAATAGATGATTTACGGAGACAAATATTAGAAACTAAAAATACCGAAGGTACAGCACTTACAGAAAATAATCCAAATTGCTGGAGGTCTAATGCTAATTATCAAAATTTAGATTGGCTAATGAAGGCAACACAAGAACTAACAATGCGAGCCGCTGAATATTATTTTGAAATGGACGAATTTTTTAAAGGGTATGTTACACAAAAAAGAATCAATATAAATTATTGGACAAATGTTAACGATCCTGGAGGAGGAAATGTACTTCATACACATGAAAAAGATTGCTTTGCGGCTGTATACTATTTAGATGCAGAAGATACCGGACTTATACATTTTAGTAATCCGGCTAATGTTCTTAATCAATGCAATAGACAATCTCCTTTTACTAGATCTATGTCTTTACCACCAGAAGATAACAGTTTGATATTATGGCCTGCGTGGATTCCACACGAAGTTGAAGTAAATCAATCTAACAAACAAAGGATAAATCTTGCATTTAGCATAATGGTATCGTAATGAAAAATAAAATAGAATTTTTTTCTAAAGTAACTGGTGTAGCAGAAGCATTTCCTATAATACAATCAAAAGATTTTCATACTAAATGGATGAAAACCTGTATGGCTGATTATAAAACTAAGAAGAATACACTACAACCAAGTCATATACAAATGTGTCCTGGAATATTTGAATTATACAAATATGGATTTATGGTTCCGTTATGGCATGATACTGTGATCAAAGCATTTTCAGATAGAGAAGATTTTGATTATGTAATACCAAGTCAATACCTTAATGAATTACGTGGAGGAGATGCAGTTGGCACACATCCATATGAAGTAACAAAATTCTTACCAAAAAGACATTACAGTAAACATGCAGTAGTGAAAATGAATAGTCCTTGGCATATTGTTGCTCCTCCGGGAGTAAAATTTTTAGTATTACCTATTCCTTATCCGGATACATATGAATTAGAACATACTATGGGTATTTTAGACCCAGCCGTAAGTACAGAGTTGAACTTTCAATTTTACTTAAATATTAACCAAGGAGAAATTATGCTTAAGGCTGGTACACCTATGATGTATCTTGTGCCTATTACAGAGCATGATTACAGTTATGAAGTAAGAGATATGAATGACCATGACAAAGCATGGTTAGAGAAACGTGAATATTTTATGATTTTTGGATTTAAATTTAACAAACAAAAGCTAAAAGAAACATTCACTAAACATTTTTACAGGAGATAAAATGCCATTATCGGAAACACAGAGCCAAGAATGGATTCATGTAGAACAAATACTACGTGAACCTACTAATGCATATACAGCAAGAAAAATACAAAAAGATAGAATTAGAGTTAGAGATTTTTTGAGTACATTCTTAAATAATAGAGAACTTGTATTGACTTGGGAAGATGACGATGGAAAAGATGTTACAAGAATAGCTACTCTTTTTTATGTGCAAGAAGAAGAAGGTGATTTTCCTGAAATGCCAATCACTAAAGAAATTATACATGGCGAAGAAGTTGAACAAATCCAACATGTAAAATTCTACACAATGCCTGATTTAAAAGGCTATGTTGTTCATGTAGATAAAATAAAAGGTTGGTATACTCATAATAGAGGACTAGACCAAATAATGAACACAGCAAATAGACAAGGTAAAAAATATGTTAGATCGCCTGAAGAAGATTCTCAAACCACAGAGTAAAGTAGAATTTGTAAGTTTATTACCAGAAGTCACAGAAATAATGCCAATTATTCCTGCATCAAAACAACAGTATAATTGGGTAAAAAAAGCATACGAAAATTATAAAAATTCTGACTATAAAGGTAAAAACAATAGTAGCGACAGGTTTACTCATGTGATGAGGTGTCCAGGCATGATAAGCCTGAATAATACTGGCTGGATACAAAGATCATGGCAAGATATAATTATTGAAACTAACGGAGATGGCAAAACATTTCAGTGGCGTACTCCTATAAATCAAAAAAATATAGACTGTGATCATGGCTGGAAGTGGGATTACATCAGTTATCATTCTGAAGATAATTATGGCGTCTATAATACTGATAAGAAAAACATACAATCTGTTGTAAAAGTTCAAAGTCCTTGGATTGTATATGTACCTAAAGGATATTCTCTACTGTGTATGCCTATTCCTTATCCAGATAACCATGACTTTACAAGTTGTATAGGGTTCCTAGAGGATGCCGATAAAGGACCTAATTTTTTGAATGTACAAATGTTTTGGCATGTTTTTGACGGCACAACCAAGATTCCTGCAGGCACTCCGTTGTGTCAATACATATTAGTAAAGAAAGATAAAGTTGACTCAGTAGTAAGAAGATATGAGAAGAAAGATATAGATAATTTAAGATTAAGGGCACACTTGATAGACAGTAAGTTTGTACCAAATTACAATGATCTTAAAAAAGTAAGGTGGAACTAATGGAAGATTTTATATATGAAAAACCAAATGCACTTAATAGAAAAGAATGTGCTGACGTTATTGAATATTTCGAAACAATGCGGAAACAAGGACTTGTAATTAATAGACAAGCAATGGGTGACGGTCTAGCACACCATAAAAAAGACGAATCAATCTTTTTATTAGAGCCTGACACATTAAGATTAGAAAAAACAGCACCAACATCTGTTATGTTGATAGAAAAAATTAAAGATGCTTATGCCGAATATGTAAATGAATACAGCTTACTTAACCAATCTGCACCACACGGAATTTACAGTGTTAAATTACAAAGGACAGAACCGGGTGGAGGATTTATGAGTTGGCATTATGAAAATGATGGAAGATTAGCTTCTAATAGATTTGTAGTTTTCTCAATATATTTAAATGATGTTAGCGAGGGCGGCGAAACAGAATTCTTATATCAACGTAAAAGATTTAAACCTGAGCAAGGAAAACTACTACTATGGCCAGCAGCATTTACCCACACACATAGAGGAAATCCTCCTCTAAATGAGGTTAAATACATTGCAACAGGATGGATAGAATACTTTGAATGAACGAGTACAAGATATTAAATATATCACCAAAAGCTACCGATCAACAAATTAAAACTAAATTTAAAAAACTGTGTCAAATACACCACCCAGACAAAGGTGGTAATTCAGATAAATTTAGAATAATAGTTGATGCCTACAATAGTCTCTGCATAAAACGTAAAATGTCTACTATGAGTTTTGACGAAAGTGGCGATCAGTTTTTTAACAGATATTTTGGCAATAGTAAACCACCTTATAGGAGATAACAATGGGTGTTATTAAGATAGAAATATGTCCATATACACAAAAAGAAGGAACATTCCAAAATGAACAACATGGACGTATTTTGAAGTGGCAAAGGCAAAATATGTCAGTAAAACATGTGCTATCGCATGATAAAAGAGAGTTGTTATTTCACGAAGAAAAATATTACAAAAAATTTCAGGACACTTGGTCTTACTACTACAGAAGAATATATTAGCATAAATATGTATAGTTGGAGACTTAGATGAGTAGAAGTGCTATATTTGATCGAATTAGAATTATACCAAGACCTGACGATTTTCTCGATAGAAACGTAGGAAGTAGTGGTGAAATCTTCTTTGATAAACAAGCAAATACATTACGTTTGTATAACGGAAAAGCTACGGGTGGTTTTTCAATACTTACAGCAGGAAATTTTACTCAACAAATAGCAAATACCGGCGTTGCAGTATTAGAAAAAACTGTTACTGTCGGTGTTGATTCTGTTGCAGGACAAGCTACAGGAGTTTTTTACATAGACGGTGTAGAGAAACCTATATTACAGTTTGTAAGAGGATATACTTACGTATTTGATCAATCTGATGATTCAAATGCTAACTTTGGCGGACTATGGCATCCATTGATGTTTTCTACTACACAAGATGGAGATCTAGTACCAGGTGGTCTTCACTATGACCAGATTACTGCTGACCATGGCATAGTTTACTTACTAGATGACGATCCTGTTTCAATGAGGTACTATACAGACAATTTTAAAACTGCAACAACAAAAAAGATTTTAATTACTGTGCAAAGTAATGCACCTGATACACTATGGTATTGGTGTCACTTTCATACTGGTCAAGGTAACCAAATAAATATTTCTGATCCAGGAACTGGTACAGGTAGCGGTAGTTCTAGTATAGAAGTTTCTGACACAGTACCTTCAACTCCTTCTGCAGGAAATATTTGGTTTAATAGCACTACCGGAAAGTTATATGTATATGTTAATGACGGTGATAGTTCACAATGGGTGCAACCAGCATCAAGCACTGTAGGCGATTACACACTTTTATCTAATAAACCAACAATACCAACGTCAATCACAGACCTTGGTATTACAGACGGCACGTCTGGACAAGTATTGCAAACAGACGGAGCTGGTACATTTTCTTTTACTACTGTAGCTACAGCAGGAATAATAGGAAGTTTTACTTTTACTGGTACTAACATTGATACAGACGATAGTAGTGGTATAACTATTACTCCACCGTTAACAGCAAATAGTGACTTAACTGTGCAAAATGATTTAAATGTAGTAAATGATGTGTTTGCTAAAAACTTTATTTCAACAGGCACTGGTTCGCCAGAGTTTGATAGTGCTAGTAAAATTACATTTACAGCACCAGACGGTGTTGTAGTTAATTTAGGTGCATTAAGGTTAGCAAATTTTAATAATGCTCAAAGAGATGCATATTCAGCAGACAACGGTGATATGATATATAATACTCAAGACAACAAAATACAAGCGTATATAAATGGTGCGTGGAGACGCATAGATGACTCGGCGATAGTATAATGAGTGAAAAAGAATATACAGTAATTGTAAAAGCAGGTGTAAACTTAGAAGAAGTTGAAAATGATTTAACTGCTTCTTCGGGAGATTCTAGTTCTATACCTAATAGAAGTGTAGACATAGTTAATGCTAGACCCGGTAGTAGAAGAGCAACACACTTTGCATTAACTGATGAAGAAGCTAAGAATTTAGAAAACGATCCAAGAGTCGAAGCTGTAGAAATACCACCAGATCAAAGAGATGATATAAAGATAGGTTTTAACGCAACCCAAATTGCAAACTTTACAAAAGGAGGTAATCCAGATACTGATACTTCTAAAGTTAATTGGGGGTTAAAAAGAGCTAACATGCCTACAAATCTATATGCAAGTGGCACAACAACAGACCAAAATTACGAATATGCTTTAGAAGGTGAAGGTGTTGATATTGTTATACAAGATAGCGGAGTACAATTTGATCATCCAGAATTTATTGACAATTTAGGAAACAACAGATGTGTATCGTTTGATTGGTATTCAACTGGAGTATCAGGATCTTTAAATGCAAATTTTTATAGAGATTACGACGGGCACGGTACGCACTGTGCAGGAATAGTTGCAGGTAAAACATATGGTTTTGCAAAAAAAGCTAGAATATTCAGTCAAAAACTATCAGGACTAGAAGGTGCAGGAGATGCTGGTACAGGTATGCCTATACTAGATAGTTTTGATGCAATTAGGTTATGGCATGCTAATAAACCTGTTCAACCTAATGGATACAAAAGACCAACAGTGGTAAACATGAGTTGGGGCTATTTTAGTGAGGTAACAGGAAATCCTACAGGTGGCACATATAGAGGAACAAGCTGGACTTACGGTGTTGATTATACAACAAGAACTGGGTTATGGGCAGGCACTGGCGTAGTTCCAGAATTGGCGGCACTGAGTGCTTCAAGAATGCCTAATCGTGTTACAGCAGTAGATGCTGAAGTCGAAGATTTAATTGCAGGCGGAGTGCATGTTGTTATTGCCGCAGGAAATGATTTTTATAAAGGTGATTTATCTACAGGTACTGATTATAATAATTCAGTAGTATATGGAGGATTAACATATTTCTATCATAGAGGAAGTAGTCCACATAGTGATAATTCACTTATGGTTGGAAATATTGACACAGGAGTTCAAAATGATCAAGATAAAACATATCAAAGTTCAAGTAGAGGCCCAAGAGTAAATATATGGGCTCCAGGAACAAATATTTTTTCATGTGTAAGTACAACAAATGTTTATAGTGGACTTGACTACCCTTCAAATACTAATTTTAAGATAGCAAAATTAAATGGAACAAGTTTTGCGGCTCCTCAAGTAGCTGGTGTTTCAGCACTTATAGCTGGTGCTAACCCACAGATTACTCCGGCTCAACTAAAGCAACAGATTACAGCAGATGCAAAAAATGTAATTTACGATACAGCTAGTGACAGTGATTATGACCAATTTGGAACAAGTCTACTAGGTGCAGATAACAAAATGTTGTTTAATAAATATGGTAGACAACCTTTTAAATTTAAAAATATAGGATTAGGATAGAAGGAGTAACATATGGCAATAAATTTTCCAAATAGTCCTTCAGTAAGTGATACACATGTTGTAGGTGGCACAACATGGCAATGGGACGGCACAGCTTGGAATATTGTTGGCAATTCAATTGAAGCAAACAAATTTACAAGTGTAACAGGTGATACAGGAAGTATTGTTGCAGATGCAACTGCTGATACATTTAAGGTAGCAGGTGGTACAGATATTTCAACATCCATTACAGGGGATGTGCTAACAGTAAACTTTACTGGAGCATCTGGAGGCACTACACAAAATTTATTTGAAACATTTACAGCTGATCAAGGAAGCACTACTGCTAATACTATTACAGATACTTTGAGTATTGCTGGAGGCACAAATATATCTACTCTAATTGCAACAGATTCAGATATAGTGACTATTAATATGGATTCATTTCCAATTAATTTTTTAAGTGATGTCGACACATCATCTAATCCACCTAATGTAGGACAAGTTTTAAAATGGGATGGAGCAAAGTGGGCACCTGGTGCAGATGCAACTTCAGGAGGAGCAGGCACTGATGCAGATACACTTGATGGGTTTGATAGTCAATACTTCTTAAATTATAATAACTTGCAAAATACACCAGCTGTGTTAACATTATCAAGTTTGAGTGTTGGTGTAGAAAATACACCTGCAGGAAATGGTGCTATAAGTTATGACAATACAACTGGGCAATTTAAATTTACACCACCAACAGCCGCAGGCTTAGGAGCATTAACCGCGGAAGTTAACGACCTTTCATCAGCAGTTACATGGGCAAATGTACCAGATGCAAATATTACACAAAGTTCAGTAACCCAACACCAAGCGGCATTAAGTATTACAGAAAGCCAAATAAGCGATTTACAAAGTTATTTGACATCTGTATCAGCAAGTGATCTTAGTGCAATTAGTATAGACGCACTAAGTGATGTAGATACAACAACATCTGCACCTAGTAGCAATGATGTATTAGCTTGGGATGGAGCTAAATGGGCACCTAGTTCAGCCGCAGGTGGAGGTGATGCTAACCAGAATGCATTTAGTAACATAGCCGTTGCAGGACAAAATACTATACAAGCAGATACCACTACTGATACACTTAATTTAATAGGGTCGGGCGGTATAAACATCACAACTAATGACAGTTCAGATACTGTTACAATAGGATTTACAGCAACTGGTTTAAACTTTAACACCTTACAAGATGCTAATAATGCTAGTTTAAATGTTGCATTAATTTATGAACCAGCAATAGCAATGCTTAGGGTATCAGCAGTAGGACAATCGGCCTACTTATTCAATTCACATTATTCAGGAAACAATCCAACAATTTATGCACTTGCAGGTACTACTATTGCTTTTGATTTAAGTAGTGCAGGATCACATCCTTTTGAAATACAAGATCCAACATCAAATCCTTACAATGTAGGATTAGTATATGTTGACAGTTCCGGAGGCGTGCAAACAGGAAGTAATGCACAAGGTAAAGATAGTGGTGTTTTATATTGGCGTATTCCTGAGTCTATTAGTGGAAATTATAGATATCAATGCACAGCACACCCTGCTATGGTAGGTGCAATTACAATTAAAAGATTGTCAGTAATTTAAGTTTTAACAGATAACAGGCTTTGTACCTCAGATCTTAATCGTACAATTTTTTCTCTATCATCAGAAGCAAGATTAGGTCTAATAAATCCACCCGCTCTAGAATCATGCTGTTGGTCTATTGATTCTGCTACACGCATTATTTCTTTGCATAATTTTAAAACTTTTTCTTGTATGTTTTTATTAGGTTGAGATCTAGCAGTTTTTTTGAAACCTTCTATTTCTACTCTAAGCGTACTAGCATGTGTTAATTTATTCAGCACTTTTATTCTCCGGATTTATTGGTTTTGCAGGTATAACAATATGTGTATCACTTCCTGCATTATTATTTACCTCAGAAACAGAGCTATTATCTACTAGAGCTTCTAAAGAACAAGGTATTAATGGAGGAGCATGAAATACACTACCTTCCTGCATTTCTTGATCATATATTTGTCCTGTAGATGTATCTATATATCTTAACTTAAATTTACCTGTATTAACAAAGTAATGTTTTTCTTTTTCTTTATGATAGTGTAAAGGAGTTTTATTTCCGGCTTTTTCAAATACTAATATTTTACCTTGGTAATTTGCTGTTGATGCCCAAAGTAAATCATAACCGTAATCTGTTTTAATTGAATTGTTTGCCATTGATTTTATTTTCCATGTTTAATCCTTTTATGTTTTGATACCAAGAATGTAATCCCCAAGTGCCATATTCTGTGTCATTACTACTAGATTTAAATTCTTTGTCTACTAATCGATTCATAATTTTACTTTTGCTTGATTTTACAGTATTGAAAAATTCAGCAAATTCTGTATCATAAAACACTCTATTTTTATATAATTTATTTGCTTTGTGCTGTGCGTTTATCCAAAAATGAGTGTCGTATTTACTGCCTGCAAGGTAATGTAAATTTATCATATTTTCTACTTGTTTTAACTTCAATGTGTAGACATTGTTAATATAATCTAAAGAGTCGTTTACTCCTAACACATACCCTGCACAAAGTTTACTAACCATTATCATAGAACTAATAGAAGTAGCTTCTAATGGTTCCAAAAAGAAACTTGCGTTACCATTGTATCCTACACGTTCTTCAAAATTTGTATTTCTATAATAATTTTTAAAACTAAAGGCATTTGTAGTTTCACTAGGTTGTAAATTAAATTCTTCAAAAATATTTTTTACATCTTCTTTTACTTCTTCTAAAGAATTTAATTTATTATTGTACATATATCCTATACTACATCTGTTTTGTAATGGTATTCCCCATACCCAACCATATGGTCTAGCAACAGTTAACGTATAATCAAACTTTGGTTCTGGCCAAAAACATTGAGTAACATAAACACTGTTGACTGGTATGTATTCAGTTAGGTTATAATCTTCGTATGACTTAGGCTTGCCCGAACAATCTAGCACATAGTCACTGTCATTATTGTGTGTATCTTTATTACCTTGTATAATTTTTACATTAGGATAATTTTCTTTAATTTTTTGTTCTATAAAATCCTGTAATTTTAATGCGTTGAAATGAATTGCAACATTAGGGGTCATAAATTTATGCGTATAATCACAACCTGTAGTGGTATATCCTATTTTTCTAATTCCATTTTTATAATTACCGTCAATGTTTTTTAGGTCCGGCCATCCAAATCCTAAACTTTCTCCTAACATGTTTACAACATCTAAGGTAGTGCCTTCTCCTACAGCTTGTGGATTAATTTCAGGATCGTATATCCATTCTATTTCTAAATCATGATAGTTAGATATATTAGCAATATTTGCAACTGAAATACAACCTGCTGTGCCCTTGCCTATGACTGTAATCTTTTTCATACTAAATCAATTAATTTGAACACTGTTTCTAGTTTAGTTAAAATAACTTTATTTGAAAGTGTGTTTCTCAATCCTTGGTGTAATGGTTTTGGCCATTTATTAAACGATACCCAAGCATAACCATTGTGTTCTATATTTAAAGTTGGTATAAACTCCTTTTCTATTACACAAAGGTATGTATGGAATTTAAATTTACTATCATTACTAATAAATGTTTCAAGAGGTATGGTTTTGATAATAGAAGTTTCGCCTATTTCTTCTTTTATTTCACGTTGTAAGGCTGACCACGGTGTTTCTTTGTCTTCATTTGTACCACCAACAAGTCCCCATAGATCTTTCTGTTTGCCTTGCGTTCTATGTAGAAATAAAAAACGCTTTGATTTTTTGGCGTAGAATAATGCACCACTACAGATAATTTCTTTCATATAACTAATTATCTTAGAATTTTATACGCCAGGTTCCTTGTGGATACTCACCTTCAAATGCAAGTAGCCATTCACCTTTTTCAAATTTGTATTGTATTCCTGTATTTAGATTTGTGGTATAGACTGTAGTATTAGCATTACTGCTAGAATCAAATACTATATGCCATTTAGACCCATCCCATTCTACTATGTCATTAGCTCCTGCAATAAAGTCTGTACCGTCTGCATTTTTCCATGCATCAGCACCGTCAGTGTTAATAGCATCACCAATAGATTCGTCAAGTAACAGTATTCGTGTACCTGTGGTTTTTAAAGATAATGGATTTGTTTTAGAAGGATCAATTATGAAATTTATCTTTGTATTGTCTCCTGTAGGTCCAGTTATAACTGTGTCTGTTGGTAATGTATCTGGATCCCAATTAACTGTAAGCATGTATTCGTTAAGAGGATTAATTGTAACAGTACCACTTATTTCATTAGTCAAATCAGAGCGTTTCAATCTTAGCTCTGTTATTCCTGATTGATATGTTTCCGTAAATGCCTCCATCCAACCTGGCCATGCAATTTTTCCTTCCACACCATTTTCTACTAATTGTGCTGTATTGTTTAATACTAATAAATCGTAATTTTTATATGTTGTGGTTTGTAAACTAGTGGTTTGAGATTTTTCTTTATTTTGAACAAATTCATTTACAACATTTCCATTTTCATCTATAGACACCTTTGCTTTTGTAGTTGCTTCAGGTCGAGCAGTATCTGCAAATGCTAATTGTTCTGGCATAGATAAATGTAAATTAATTGTTCCTTTAGATTCGTCAAATATACTTGTAACGATATTAGTAACAACGCCAAGTTTTTTAACTTTTGTAGGTGGTGAAATATAAATTGGTGAACTAAAACCTAATGTAGCTACATCTATTTCACTTTCTGTCCCCATTGGAATACTTCTACTGCTAAAATTTACAGTTTCTAAATTTAAAACAGACAAACTGGTCCAATCAACATAGTTGTCTGTAGTCTGTATTTCTAAACTAGGATTGAACAGCATCATGATTTGTTCCATGATCTGTAATTTTTGATCTGTATTTGTTGACCAAACATCCACGTTCACTGTTAAATTATAAGGAGTGGGCATGAGTCTTTCAACAGTATAATTTTTACCTTGAGTGTTTAAGTATTCTTTTCCTGTTTCATCATACGCTCTTTCTCTTAAATTTAATTTATTAACATAACTACTGTCTGCTAATCTATTACGATCTAATTCCAAGCCAGTAATGTATACAGCCATCCTTGGTGCAGAAGGAATAGCATTTTCACTGTTTTTGTTTATAATAGAAGCTACCTGCCTAGTCATATCACCATACATAACAGGTACTTCTACAAGTTTTGCTTGATTATCTTTATAAGAAAAATTACTAAACAACCTTACAATTTGTGTAATATATCTTCGTATTTGTCCATCATAAAAGTGTTGCATGTTTAGTTATCCGTCTTAGGTCTTAGAGCTTTGCTCAAACTTTGTCTTTCTTGTACTGATTCATCTGCTATTGTATTTGTTTTTACATTATTAATGAAACTAGTTTTTTGTGTATTACGTGTATCGGTATTAGTCATTGTCATTCTGACTTTATCTTCCATCTTGACCCATCTACGGCCATCATATCTAAATAATCTATTAGGTAACATATCTGTCCTCAAAAAATAATCGCCTTCTACTTGTCCTGTTGGAAAACTTATACCATGTCCAAATGCTTCACCGTTTGGTGCAATACCATCTCCTAATAGATATCCGTCGTATCCTTTACGTTTAGGAGTTTGTGTAACTCTATCTGCAAGTTCATTTGCAGTACTAGCATCTAATTCACTAGTATCAGTTGTTACAATATCTATAGTGCCATCTTCTTTAGTTGCAACAGTGTATAAATGACTTGTTTCATATCCACTTTGTTTGGTGTCTGCTTCGGCTTGTTTTACAACAGCATCATTAATTTCTTTTTGTTTGTTGTAATTACTCATTAAATCTCTAAGAGTATCACCACCTGGATTTTCTTCTTCAGCAGGTTTATCTAAAATATCTTTAAATTCCTGGCTATCTACTATTTGCTTTAGTTTTAATCTATAAAGATGTGGATACCAAGTAGGACTATAACCTTCCGAAGCACGACTGACTTCTTCAACAACATAATATCTTTTCATAGAAGTTGTAAAATCGCCTAATGCGTATTCATCTCTTAAGTGTGGGAGTTCAATTACGTCTCCACTAATAAATTTTCTACCCAGAGTTTTCACTGAGTTATTAATATGTACAGTCATAAAAAGTGTATCATTAGCTAAGAATAATCCAAACTGCGATAAATTAAAATCAATATCTTGCACATTATATACACCTCTTATAGTGTATATGTCTTGATCGTACTTTCTATCCCTGTTTTCTAAAAATAGTAAATCCTGTATATTTGTTTCTTGAAATACATCATATTGAGGTTGATCAGCAGTTGCGTCTGCTGATGCTACTTGTTTAGGACCTAAATATTTGTGTACATGAACGTCTGTTCCGCCCACAGTAAACATTTCATAGATACGGTCATCTATAAATTGATAATCTCGGCCCTTTTCTGGTTTGTATAAAGATAGTCTTGGCATATACATATTTATCGAACGATAAATACTATGGAGAAATAGTTTATGGCAACATTATCAACAAAGAAGCAAGAGATATTCGATTATGTCAATAATATGCTGGGCGGCGGCATGGTTGATGTTGAATTAGATCCAGCTCACTACGAAACTGCAATTACCAAAGCATTAACTAGATTTAGACAAAGGTCAGATAACTCTGTTGAAGAAGCATATTTCTTTATGCCAACTGTAATTGATCAAAACGAATATACTTTGCCAAATGAGATAATAGAAGTTAGACAAATTTTTAGAAGAAGCATAGGATCAAGATCAGGCGGTGGAGATGGTGGTACTTTATTTGAACCTTTCAATTTAGCATATACAAATACCTACTTGTTAGCTAGTTCTAACATGGGTGGTTTAGCAACTTATAATATGTTTTCGCAGTATCAAGAACTTGTAGGAAGAATGTTTGGTTCTTTCATTGAATTTAAATGGAATACAGCAACAAAAAAATTAACTATTTTACAAAGATCAAGAACAGAAGAAACATTACTACTAATGTGCTACAACTATCGTCCAGACGATCAGCTATTAGATGACTACCTAGCAAAACAATGGATAAAAGATTATACACTAGCTACATGCAAATACATGCTAGGTGAAGCAAGAAGTAAATTTGCTACTATTGCAGGTCCACAAGGTGGTGGACAACTCAATGGTGACACTCTTAAAAATGAAGCGGCCGCTGAGATTGAAAAATTAGAACAAGAAGTAAGCACAGCTATTCCTGGTGGTATGGGATACGGCTTTACAATTGGCTAAAACTAAAAAATTTTTAAAATGTAAATATGCCAGTGAAGTACCTGGCTGGACATCAACATTACAACACTCACAGTATATAAAATTAATAGAACAATTACCTGATAAACCAAAAATTTTAGAAATAGGTTGTGGTTATGGTAGGAGTACATGGGCTTGGTTAGATGTAATACCAAAAAATACAGATTATTATATTTTAGATAATTTTAATTTAGATTTTAATGATAATTTTAAAACTGGATATACAGCATGGCGTCAATTTACCACACCAAAGCAAAATAGGAAATTTACACAAAGAGTACGAGATAATAAATTTACGCAAAGAGAAATATTTGATAGAATAATTACTCGACATGCAAAATATAATAATATTAAAGAAATATGGCATATGTCAGGCGATACTTGGGTAGAAAGTGAATTTTTTGACAAAGAATGGGATTTAGTGTACTTAGATGATGATCACAGCTACAGTGCAGTGAAAAAATGGTTAGAAATATTCTCTAATGTGCCTATAGTTTGCGGCGATGACTATAATACTACTTGGCAAGGTGTGGTATCAGCTGTAGATGAATATACATATAAAACAAATTGTAGTTTACAAATTATGCCTCATAATTTTTTTGTAATAAAAAATACTTGACATTTTAGGAATAATCTCTTATACTAATTACAGTATAAGGATTCATTATGATTATTGGTATTTGTGGACTCATTGGAAGTGGCAAAGGTAGTGTCGCTGATATTCTTGTAGAAGAACACAATTTTAAAAAAATAAGTTTTGCAGACAAATTAAAAGATGGAGTTGCATCTGTGTTTAATTGGGATAGACAGATGTTAGAAGGAGATACTAATGACTCGAGAAAATGGCGAGAAGAAAAAGACGATTTTTGGTCAAAAGAAACTGGTGAAACAATTACACCGCGCCTTGTCCTTCAATTATTTGGTACTGATTGTATGCGTAGTGGTTTTTTTGATGGTATCTGGGTAAGCCTTGTAAAAAAACATCTGTTAGAAAATCCTGATGCGAATTATGTAATACCAGATGTGAGATTTGAAAACGAAGCTAAAATGATACATGCATTAAATGGACACGTTTGGCAGGTTCGTAGAGGACCAGATCCTTTATGGTTTAGACTATATAAAGACTTAGGACAAGTTCCCGAAGATGTTCATAAGTCGGAATGGGCTTGGGCAAATATACAAATGAGTGCAATATTAGCTAATGACGGCTCATTGGAAGACCTTAAAAGTCTGGTAAAAGATCTCCTTGTTTCCATTTAACTCCTTCTTTTTGTAATACTCTTTGGCAGTTTGCACAGATTGTTTTTAAGTTTCTATATGATGTGTTACGTAAAGAACCGTCTATATGATACACATTAAACTGCTCTAAATGTTTGCTTTTAAAACCGCATTTTTCACAGAGAGGTTTTTTATCATATCCTGCTTGTTCCCACAGGGGTATGCCGTGACCAATACCGTTCCTTAAACACTGTTCACATTTTTTTCTATAAAATGTTTTTCCGTTTTTCTTATAATTAACTGCGGCAGGTCTTTTACCACATACACATAAAGGTCTCATGTTGTATTTAGCTCACCTTTTCAACCCCTTTTTGATATGTTTTATTACATATTTTTCCATTCAATTTGCTAAATACATGTAGAATGTACATATCCACGATAGGAGAAATAAAATGGCAGGATTAGTATCACCAGGCGTACAGGTTAGCGTTGTTGATGAAAGTTTTTACACACCAGCTGAACCAGGTACCCTTCCAATGTTATTCGTCGCAACTGCGGCAAACAAACAAAACGGTTCCGGCACAGGTATTGCACCGGGTACCCAAACAGCAAATGCAGGTAAACCTTACCTATTAACTTCGCAAAGAGATCTAGTAGATACTTTTGGCGATCCAGTTTTCAAAACAGACACAACCAACAATCCAATTCACGGTAGTGAACTTAACGAATATGGATTACAAGCGGCTTACTCATACTTGGGTATTGCTAACAGAGCTTATGTTGTAAGAGCAGATCTAGACGTAGGACAATTAGAAGCAAGTGCAACAGCACCCGCGGCAAATCCAACAGATGGAACATATTGGTTTGACACTAAGAATACACTATGGGGTATTCAAGAGTGGAATGGTGCTTCAGTATTAAGCGGCGGACAAAACTTTACTAATAAAGTTCCGATTGTAATTACAGATGAAACACAAACAAGCAATACAGGGTCATTAAGCACAAACGGATACACCGGCGTTATACCTGCCAGTACAGTCGGCGCCGTTGGTGATTATGCTGTAGTTGCAACTTCAACTTTAAATAGAATATACTACAGAAACACTTCAGGTACTTGGGTACTTGTAGGAAGTGATGCATGGACTAAGAGTTGGGCAACTGTAAAAGGTTCAACTTCTAATCCTTCATTTGCAGGCACTGCAAATATTACTATTAATGAAACTGCGGTTGCAGTTAATACTTCAGATACTGTAACAAATGTTGCAAGTACAATTAATGGACTTAGTATTCCTGGAGTTACAGCGGCGGCGGTAGATGGTAGATTAGAAATCTACAGTGATGGTAATTCATTATCTGAAGATTCAACGCTAAGTGGTGAAATAATTATTGCAGGTGATTCGACTAGGTTAACAGAGCTAGGAATTACAGCAGGAACTTATTATCCACCTATTTGTCAAATTTCAAAACACACAAGTATTCCAGAATGGAAAACAGGAGATACTTACACAAGACCTACAGGTAGTGTTTGGATGAAAACAACTACTCCTAACTTGGGTGCAAAATACGTTGTTAAGAAATGGAATGACAGCACAGCATTATGGGAAACTTCAAATCCAAGCATATATGCATCTAATAACGAAGCTATCTTTAACATGGACAAAACAGGCGGCGGAGCAAACATGCTCACTGGCGATTTGTATGTATTAAGTAATGTAGCTGGAGATGTTAGACCATTAGCTACTTTTAAATTATATCGTAGAAATGGAATTGCACCTACAACAATTACAGGTGCAAAAATTATTGCTGGAAGTATTAGCAGTGGAACAGCTTCATTTACAGTACAAAGTACTGATAATTCACAACTTGCTTTTAATGCGGCTGTTACTGTTTCAGGTACATATACTGGAGCGGCTTCAGATGCAAATGTTTTAGCAGGCGCTATAAATGATGCAAATATTGAAAATGTAACTGCAACTGTAAATGCTCAAAACAAAGTTGTAATATCACATGCTTTAGGCGGAGAAATTAAATTTGTAGATACAAATAGTGTTCTTACAGAAGCTGGGTTTACACCATTTGTAGATGCAAACACAGGCACTCCAAACTTATCTTATGTACAAGGTACAGACAGTGGAACAAGTCCTTTACAATTACAAGCTAGCCTTTGGAAAGTTCTTTCTTATACTGCTAGTGATAGTGAAGTTACAGCAACAACAGCAGAAGGTACTTTATGGTACAATTCAACTGTTGATGAAGTAGACATCCTTGTACACAATGGAAGTGAATTTGTAGGTTATCTATATGACGGATCAAGCGGACAAGCCGCAACAGCAAGTCCTTACTATAATGTAGATGCTACAAAAGAAACAGATCCTGCAGGACCTATTGTAGGTGCAACAGCACCAACAACACAGAGTGATGGTACTGCATTGGTAACAGGTGATCTTTGGATTGATACTTCAGACTTAGAAAACTATCCAAAACTTTACAAACATAATGCAGACAGAACTGATTTACCAGTTGCAAACAGATGGTTTGCTGTTGATACAACAGACCAAACAACTGAAAATGGTATTCTGTTTGCTGATGCAAGATACAACACACAAGGAGCTAACTCAAATACAGCTGGAGATATTGATGACTTGTTAGCAAGTGATTACATGGATCCAGACGCTCCAGATCCTGCATTATATCCAAAAGGCATGTTGTTATGGAATACTAGAAGAAGTGGTTTCAATGTTAAAAAATACAGAAGAAACTACATTAACACAGCAACTGATAATACAAGATACAACGATCAATCAATGGCAAGTTATTTTGCAAATCGTTGGGTAACAGAATCAGCTAATCAACCAGATGGTTCTGGTAGCTTTGGTAGAAAAGCTCAGCGTAAAGTTGTTGTACAAGCACTTCAAGCACTAGTTAACAGTAATGAAGATATTAGAGATGACGAGTCAAGAATCTTTAACATGATGGCATGTCCTGGTTATCCAGAACTAATTGGCGAAATGAAATCACTTAACTTCGATAGAGGCTTAACAGCATTTATAGTTGGAGATTCACCGTTTAGATTAAAAGCCAATGCAACTGACATTAACAATTGGGCAACTAATGTTAACAATGCAGTGGAAGATAATGATAACGGTTTGGTTACAGCAGATCCATACTTGGCAGTATTTTATCCAAGTGGATTTACAAGTGATAACTTTGGTAAAAACGTTGTTGTACCACCAAGCCATATGATGCTTAGAACTATTGCACTTAGTGATCAAGTTTCTTTTCCATGGTTTGCACCAGCAGGCACAAGAAGAGGCGGTATATCAAATGCAAGTTCAACAGGATTTATTGATGCAGAAGGCGAATTTAAATCAGTAGCATTGAACGAAGGTTTGAGAGATACTTTATATGCAAATAATGTAAATCCAATTACGTTTATTACAGGTGCTGGTTTAGTAAACTTTGGTCAAAAAACAAGACAACTTACAGCAAGTGCTCTTGATAGAATCAATGTATCTAGATTGGTAATATATCTACGTAGCCAACTTAATGTTCTTGCAAAACCTTACTTGTTTGAACCAAATGATAAAATTACAAGAGATGAAATAAAACAAGCGGCTGAAAGTTTATTATTAGAACTTGTAGGTCAAAGAGCACTTTATGATTTCTTAGTAGTTTGTGATGAATCAAACAATACACCTGCAAGAATTGATAGAAACGAGCTTTACTTAGATATTGCTGTTGAACCTGTTAAGGCAGTTGAGTTTATTTACATTCCACTTAGACTTAAAAATACTGGAGAAATAGCAGGATTGTAATTATGATAAATAATAGTAGATTAGGAGCAATATAATGGCGATATCAACACTATCAAAAATGACAGTGCCTTTGGCAAGCGGAGATTCTGCTAGTAACCAAGGCTTGTTAATGCCTAAACTTCAGTATAGGTTTAGGGTGTCTTTAGAAAATTTTGGTGTATCAACACCAACAACAGAACTTACAAAACAAGTTATAGATGTAACTCGTCCTAATGTTAGTTTTGATCAAATGACTATTGACATTTATAATTCACGTGTATATTTGGCTGGTAAACATACTTGGGAACCAATTACAATTAATTTACGTGAAGATGTTAATAACAATGTACAAAAACTTACAGGCGAACAATTACAGAAACAATTTGACTTTTATGAGCAATCAAGTGCGGCTTCCGGACAGGATTACAAATTTACAACTAGAATGGAAATTCTAGACGGTGGTAACGGAGTTAACACTCCAACTGTATTAGAAACATTTGAGTTGTATGGTTGCTACTTAGAAAGTGCAAATTATAATACTTTAGCATATGCAACATCAGAACCAGTTACAGTAACATTAGCTGTTAGATATGACAATGCTGTACAATCACCACAAGGTACAGGAATTGGTACTGCAATAGGCAGAACAGTGAACACGCTAGTAACAGGCGGTGGCGCTTAATACTAACACTAAATCCTAATCTATTTCATATAGGGGTATTATTGCAATACCCCTATTCTTTTATATACCCACTTAATAACAATCGATAAATACTATACAGGAGCAAAAAGTAATGGCAAGTTTTAACGGTTTTTTAGATAATTTAGGAGACGGCTTATTCAATCCTAAAGGCAATTTAGGAGATGCTAGACATGCATCTAGAACTTTTGTTGAAGATAGTTTTAGACTTGCACCTAAAGTAAAATTTCTTTATCACGTAGCGTTTACATTTAGCCCTTCAGCGTTAAAAGCTATACCTACATTTGAAAACAGACATAAGTTAGAAGCAGGATTACTAGTAAAAGCCGCAGATTTACCAAAGTACTCAGCTGTAATAGATAGTAGAAAAAGCTATAATAGAATAAAAAATATTCAAACAAGTATTCAATATGATCCTGTAAACATTACTTTTCACGATGACAACTTAGGTATAAGCACAGCTTTATTAGAAGCCTATTATAGATATTACTATGCTGATGGTAATTATGGTGTATACCCTGTTGCATATAATAAGGTAGCAAATAGTACAAATTCGCAACCTGGTGATAATACATATTTAGGATCAGGCTACAATGGTTACCGTTATGGTTTAGACAACAACAGTTCAGAGCCATTTTTTACAAATATACAACTTAGTCAAATGACTAGAAAAACTTATACCACATACACATTAGTCAATCCAATTATAGAAAATTGGGGGCATGATTCTGTTGATGCTTCAGACGGCGGAGGTACAATGCAAAATCAAATGACTGTAAGATACGAAGCTGTATGGTATGATAGAGGACCGGTAGAAGCTGGAGCAGATGGAAATCCAAAAGGTTTTGGATCAGTAGAACATTATGATAAAACACCTAGCCCAATTACATTAGCAGGCGGAGGTAATTTAGGACTTGGAGGTATCTTAGGTGTTGGTGTTGATTTATTTGATTATGCACGTACAGGTAAAGGATTTAGTAGTCCTTTAGCGGCAGGATTAGCGGCGGCACAGTTAATAGGAAATGTTAGAGGACTTAGTTCAGAGGGTGTAAGAAGTGAGGGATTTAGTGTATTGAAAAAAGGAATAGGAAGTATAGGCGGAGTTGACGTAAGCGGTGTTGCTAATACTATATTCCCGAAAGGATAATCAATGTCAGAATTACCAGTTAAAGAACAGAAATCAGAACAAAGAGTAGTAGAATTTTTTGACAACTACTATAACAAAACACTAGAATTTCCAAGTAATGAATTTGATGCTGTAATAGGATTTTTTACAAAACGAGGTTTTGACAAAACTTCTGCAATTAGTGTTGGACAAAGTTTGTTAAAACAAGCAAAATTAGATAATGTAAAAACATTTGAATTACTAGATACCTTAAAGGGTTTAGAGGAAGTACAATTGAGTAGAGTAGTTACAGAAGTTCTTAACTTCCAAAGACATAAAGGATCTACTTTAGGTTTTAAAGTTGATACCAACATAGAATATTTTGAAAAAAGAAATATTGTAGTATGATATGGCAAGATTCGCACAGGGAAAATTTGTTTGTAAAAATCCTGGCAAATATGTAGGTACCAAAAAGCCTACTTATAGAAGCAGTTGGGAATTTGCTTTTATGCGTTTTTGCGATGAGCACCCGGGCGTAACACAGTGGGCTTCTGAAGCAATAAAAATTCCATATAGAAATCCATTAACAGGAAAAAACACAATTTATGTTCCTGATTTTTTTATTAATTATTCAGACAAAAACGGTTCTACTCATGCCGAATTAATAGAAGTAAAACCACAAAATCAATCATTAAGAGAGAAAGTTGGTAATAGTAGACATAATCAAGCCAGTTACATACTTAACAAAGCTAAATGGGGGGCCGCAAATCATTGGTGTAAACAACAAGGACTACGTTTTAGAGTAATAACCGAGAAAGATATTTTCCACCAAGGCATGAGATAAAATAAATAATACTAGCATTTAAAGGTTATTACAATGACTAAAAAATTAGAAGATTTACTAAACCTGCCAGATTCTAAACAAATAGTAGAAGAAAGCAGGAAAGAAAAAAAAGAAACTGCTATAGTTGAACAAGAAGATACTATGCGTAGTATCCAAGAACTTGATAAAATACAAGCCGCTTTACCTCAAGTCAAAGGGCTTGGTGACTTAGGTGATACAGAGCTAGATGAAGTAGCTACTAAAAGTATGGATGCTTATGAAGATTTAATGGACTTAGGCATGAATGTTGAATCTAGATATAGCGGAAGGATTTTTGAAGTTGCTGGACAAATGTTAAAAACAAATTTAGATGCTAAAAATGCAAAACTAGAAAAGAAACTTAAAATGGTTGAACTGCAATTAAAAAAAGAAAAACTAGATAAAGAAAGCGGGCCAGAAGGTGATATAGTGCAAGGCGAAGGATATGTAGTAACAGACCGTAATAGTTTATTAGAAAAACTAAAGAAAATGGATAAATAGATAATATAGGACTGATACAATGAAAACTTTTACAGAATATTTAACAGAATCAAAAAAAACATACCATTTTAAAATTCGGATCGCTGGCGAATTACCAGAAGGTTGCGAAGATAAAATGGAAAACGCACTTAACAAATATGAAATTATCAAGTTTAACAAAGTTAAAACAGGACCAATTTCAGAAAAACCAATGGACTTTCCGAAACTTCAAAACATGGAAGTTACACATTACGAAGCAGAATTGACATATCCAATTACTGCACATATTTTAGAAAAATATTTAAGTGATAATATTCCTTGTAGTCATGAAAGATTAATTGTACGAGGTGAAGGTGATCCTGTAGAAGAATATCAGCCAGACGATCCTAAAGAAGAACCATACGAAGCAAAATTAAATACACCAGAAATGGAACAGGCAGATCCAGATTGTCAAGACAAAGTAGGACAAAACAGGATTATGGATCTGCTTAAAGAATTAGAAACAGCTCGTAAAGATAGGGAAATAGATCCAATTGACGGAGTCAAAGCAGGTGAATCCAAAGATATTGGAAATGAAGAAAATGCAAAAAGTCCTATAGGGAGCTAACATGCGTGAATTACTTGACATTGTATCAGAAACACAACTCAACGAAGCAACATACGACAGAGAACTAGACAAAATTGTAGCAAAAGTTTTGCGAGGATCTGCAGGTTTTAGTAAAGGTAAAATGATTGACAGAGACCTTGTGCTAAACAAAGGCTTCAATATGGCTACAAAGTTAGACAACACTAGAGATAAAGATAAGTTATCTTTAGGTAATCTTCTTGGAAAAATTAAAGACTTTGTTGTTACTGATGATTTTTTAGAAAGGCAATATTTTGGAAAAATAGCAAAACGTCTACGTCTTGACGGTATGTTTATGAACGATGGAAATTTTGTTACTACTGATGTTGACGAGTTTGATCGATACCAATCAGGTAGCGGAAGTCAAGAAGATGCAGAACGTCAAAACAACATGGGCATACTTCCAGGAAAAATTGCAAAAAAATTTAATATCAAATTAAAAATGAAAGGTGCGGCAGACGATGCAATGGATAAAGATTCTCCGCCAGCCAAAGAATACAGATTACAAAATAATGGAAGTCGTGTTAACTTTAACATAAAAAAAGATCAGCCATATGTTGATGAGATTGAAGACGGCAAAAAAATTCGTACATACGGAACTGTAGAATTGCTCCAAGCACGTTTTGGTAAAGATGCAGATATACAAGGTGCAGGTATGGCGGCTAAGGCAGATGCTGGTAAAAAAGCAGATGCTCCTTCAAATATAAAATTAGATGATGCAAAGAAAAAATTAAAAAGATTTAAAGAACTTCTTGCAAAAGCTGAAGCAGACTTAAAACAAAAATCTGAAGCATGGAGACCAAAATCACTAGCAGATCAATTACTAGAACAATATTTTTTAGCTGAAGCACTTACAGATGACGAAGCAGATGAACTTGCACAGTTAGCAAAAGAATTAGGTAGTGTACCAGAGTTTGGTGATGATGTAGATGATGAAATTTCAGATGCACTTAACAAACATGGAATTTGGTTGCAAAACTATAAAAAATCATTTTCTATAAAAACCCCACCACAAGACCAACCAGGCGATAGTACAGCAGGAATAGACGGGCCAGCAGATACTATGCAAGGTGATCCAGCTTTATATGATCCTAACTATGCAGATGATGCACAAGCTACAGATAAAACAGCCAAAGACATTGATAAAGATGTTTATGGCGATCCAGCTTTATATGATCCTAACTATGCAGATGATGCACAAGCAACTGATCCTGCAAATAAAAAATTAGCTGACTTTGAAAAAGGCGAACTGTTAAAATTTTCTAAGAGTGGTAAAAAAGGTCTTGCTAATGACGCAGATGAAGTTGGTGCAATCAAAGAATTACAAAACAGACTAAAAGAAGTTGGTATTGATATTACTGTATCAGGAAAATATGATCGTGCAACTGTTGATGCTGTAAAACAATTCCAAGAAATGCTAGGTACAAAGCAAGACGGTGATGCGGGTCCTAACACGATTGGTGCAATTATGAAACTTGGTAATGCTCCAAAAGCATATACCTACTACTCACAACTTAAAAGAGTTGTCGAATTACAAAAGAAAGCCAAAGGTACTACAGCAGGTGAAAGCATTAGATATTTTAGCAATGTAGTTCAAGGTGTGTTATTTGAAGCTCTAAGTGATGCTGAACAAAAAGAGTTAAATGATCTACTTACAGGACTTAAAAGTGTTTTAGAAGATCCTGAATATCAAGCTAATCTTCCGAAGCCTATGACTGATTTAATAGGTCAAGTTGACATGTCACAAATGCCAAAAGGTGCAGAAACCGGAGCCGCACAAACTGCTGATGCAGGAGGCGCTGGCAAAGGTAGATTTATTCCTGTACCTGATGAACTTAAATCAGAATTAGGATTAGACGAAAGACCATATTTTATAGATACAAAAACACAAGATGGTATGATTTTTATTCTTGCAGATCCAGTGGGCAAAATTAATCCTAGAGTTGATCCTAAAAAACTAGTGAGAAATATAAAACAATCATTTGGCGTATCAGATAGACAAGGAACATTAATAACGGACTATCTAAACAAAAACAACATTCCTTATAACGATGATATACCTGGAACATTAAAAGATGGTCCAACAGCAATGGGTGCAAAATCTGACACAGCCAAATCTGCTGATGCGGGAGGAGACGATACAGAAGGGGGCGTCGGCGGCGAGGAAGGTGAAGTTTCAGATGTAACACCTGATGATGCAAAAGGTGAAGCAGTTTATAAAGTTGTTTCTGGATCAGGACAAGGTAGAAATTTTAAGAGCTTTGATGCAAATGGTAATGTAATTGATCAAGGTAGAGGTGGTGGGCCTAACTTACCAGATGAAGAAACGTATAAAAAATCAGTAGCCTCTAATACAGACACAGCTCAGTCAACAGATGCATCGGGAGAAGTAGACGCTGAAACTGTTCCAAAAGCACTGGCTGGTGACCCAATAGAACAAGCAACTGCTTTAAATGTTGCAATGAAGGGCGAAGGACTACTTGGAAAATTTTCGAGAGCTGTAAGCACAGATGAAGATGCTATTTTTAAAGTATTTCAAAAAATAAATTCACAAGCAGAATATGATGCTGTAGCAAGTGCATATAGGAAAAAATATGGTGCAGATTTATACTCAGCAATCAAAGGCGAACTATCACCTAAGGAAGAATATAAAGGACCAGATGGTCAAGTAATGGGTACTGCCCAAACACTTATATTTGATAAAATAGATAATAAATTTGCAGGTGCACCAAAAGATGCTAATGCTACAACTGCTAAAACAGAACCAGAGAAGAAAGCTGATGCAACTACAACAACACCTGTGTACACTGTAAAATCAGGTGATACTTTAGGAAAAATAGCACAAGCAAATAATACCACTGTTGATGCAATAGTAAAAGCTAACCCAGAAATTACTAACGCAAATAAAATTAGTGTAAATCAAAAAATAAAAATTCCAGGAGTAACAAGCTCAGCACAGGCAAATCAAGCTAGTGCAGATACTGCTATGGGAGCAAATACTACCACAGCCCAAACAACAGATCAAAAATCAAATGTTGCATCTGTAGAACCTAGACCAGCTAACCAAAGTGGCAGAAACAGATTACAAGATAAATGGGATAAAAAATATGGACAGACTCATAATCCAGATGGGTCTCCAAAAACTGAAAGCAAGGAGTACGATATGACTAAAGTTAACGAAGCGGCTTCTATGAATATATCAATGAGCGGTGACAACGCAGGAGAAGTTTCCGAACTTGTTAGTATTCTTAG